ATATCAGTGGCAGTAAATTTACCTGCGACTTGAGTTCCACCACCTACATTTAGAGCACCACCAATACCAACTCCACCAGCAACAATCAATGCACCTGTTGTAGTTGATGTTGCATTTGTGGTATTGGCAATAGTTGTAATACCAGTAATCTGTGTATCGCCACCTACATTTAGGGCACCACCAATACCAACACCACCAGCTACTTGTAAAGCTCCTGTATTTGTTGATGTTGCATTTGTGGTATTGGTAATAGTTGTAAGGCCAGTAATCTGTGTACCGCCACCTACATGTAAGTTTTGATCAATTCCAACACCACCAGCTACCTGTAAAGCTCCTGTATTTGTTGATGTTGCGTTTGTGGTATTGGTAATAGTTGTAAGGCCAGTAATCTGTGTATCGCCACCTACATGTAAGTTTTGACCAATACCAACTCCACCAGCAACAATCAACGCACCTGTTGTAGTTGATGTTGCATTTGTGGGATTTGTTAAATTGACAATATCAGTGGCAGTAAATTTACCTGCGACTTGAGTTCCACCACCTACATTTAGAGCACCACCAATACCAACTCCACCAGCAACAATCAATGCACCTGTTGTAGTTGATGTTGCATTTGTGGTATTGGTAATAGTTGTAAGGCCAGTAATCTGTGTACCGCCACCTACATGTAAGTTTTGACCAATACCAACTCCACCAGCAACAATCAATGCACCTGTTGTAGTTGATGTTGCATTTGTGAGATTTGTTAAATTGACAATATCAGTGGCAGTAAATTTACCTGCGACTTGAGTTCCACCACCTACATTTAGAGCACCACCAATACCAACTCCACCAGCAACAATAATAGAACCAGAAATTGTTGATATACTCTCAACTGAGGAAAGAACAGTTAATGTGTTGTTAATAACAAGACCATTTTTAACTTTAAAATCTTTCTCAACTGACAAAATAAGCATATTTTTCTCTTACATTAAAGCCATAATTTTGTTAATATTTTTTTATTATAAACTCAAAGTAGTTCTATGAATTTTAACAACTAAAGAAGTAGGACTGATTGCTTTAAATAACAATCTGCAGGCTCCGTTAGAAATATCTGCATCAAAAGTGCCTAATTCGTTATCATTTGAAATAATATCATATTCTGTTTTATACACAAATCCATTCATATGTGTAATTAAAATTTCTTGCGCATGAATAAAATTTTGGTCCACAATTTGAATTAGGTATTTGGCTGTTCTGTAAGTACTGACACTAAATGAATCTAGTACTGTTTGAATTGAATTAGTTATAGGATTACTAGTGAAAGAAACAACCTGATGATTATTACTGCTGTATGCTTCTATCATAGAACTTGATGCAATCTTGCCTAATACTGTTGTTCCTTCAACAAATAAATTATTATGAATTCCAACTCCGCCTAAAACTTGTAAATCGCCAGTAGACGTATTTCCAGTATTTGCTTGACCGCCTACAAGTTTGATCGCCCCTGTTCTAAAAGTTCCGTATTCAGTGGCTGTAAAAAAACCTTGGCTTTCATTTCCGTTACTATACCATTCTAAATATTGGCTAGAATTATTTAACCCTAAAAATGCATTCTTATTGTTTGACTTATAATAGTTAAAGATTAATCCTATATCTTTTCCATCATCATATTCCCATAGATTATTAGGTAGCGTATCGTTGGGCCAAACATGTAATTGTAATAAATTATCTGTATAAACTGTATTAGTTGAATAAACATTGGTAGCTGTGCCATTTACCGTAATGCCATTGTGAAAAAAAGCTGTGTCTTCAACAACTAATGTTTTTCCAATCCAAGCACCGCCTTTTATATATAAAGAATTATCTGAAGCAGTAAATATACTTGACAAAGTGCTATTGTTTTTTATATTTCCTAATATCTCACTATTTCCGCCAACATATAAATTCTTAGCTATCCCTACTCCACCAAAAACTCTTAATGCACCTGTGTCTGTACCATTTGACTCTATTGTTCCTGATAATGTTAAAGTATTTGAAAAAATTGGACCTGTTGCAACATTGCCTTGACTTATTAAAACGTTTCCCGATGTTCCAGGACCAAAAAAATTAGTTTGTCCTACATTATATTGAAACGGAATTTGACCTGGTGATCCGGCAGCTAAATTTGTAGCTGTAATTGCCAATCCTGATGCAATATTTGAAGAAGCAATCCAAGAGGCTGTATTGTATGATGCTGTTAAAACATATCCATTTGGTCCAAGAGGGATAAATGTTGTGTTTCCATAGGTAGTTTGAATAGGAATCGATCCAATTTCACCACCATCTATATTTGTTGCTGTAAAAGAGCGAGAAGCAAAATCTGATCCAGTTGATATGCCATAAATTTTTTCAGTAACTCTTAGTTCTTTTTGTATTGCAACACCACCAAAAACAATTAGCGCTCCGGTAAACGATGATGTTGAATTGGTTACATTTGTTATTGTTGTAATACCTGAAATTACAGCATCACCTCTAATATCTATTTTAGCCGTAGGTGTAGTTCCATTTCCTATTACAAGTCCATCTTTTGTTCCATAAAAAAGTTGATAATTTATTAAATCATTATTAAAATATGCACTTATATGTCCGTAAATTGTAGGAGATCCTGAAATCACAGCAGGAGTAATTTCATCTCCGAAATAAATAGCACCGCCAGATTGTGTACCTATATTAATTGCAGAATTAGCATGAATTTTATTACCGCTAATATCATATAACGTTGGTAAAGTGTTAAATCCTATAGGAGTATGAATTTCAGTTGCAAATAACCTACCTCCAATACCTGCACCACCTAAAACCTGAAAAGCGCCTGTTTGTGTAGATGACGAATCTGTTATACCTGATAAAGTCAAAGTATTTTGAAAAACTGGACCTGTATTGCTTTGGCCTTGACTTACTAACACTGTTCCTGTTTGTCCTGGACCAAAAAATCCCGTTATAGAAGGATTTTTTTGAAATGGGATCTGCCCTGTAGATCCCAATGCAAGATTAGTAGCTGTATTAACAACTTGTGCTACCTTTCCATATATTGTTCCAGAAACAAATACATCCTTAACTAAGAGATCTAATACTGATGCAGTGCTAAATGTTTCAATTGGTCCATATATTGTGGCTGTTGTTCCTACGATTAAATTTTTTGCAGCAGCAATACCTCCATCGGATTGTATGGCATTGACATTACCTGTAGAACTTGTTACTGAACTAGTTCCTTCAGTTATTAAACCATTTTTTGTTACAAAATCTTTGCTTTGAGAAAATGTCATTGATTTGGCTTCTTATTTTGCCATACCAGTTCGCAATAGTTTTATCGTTTTAGCTGTCGCATCTGAGGCTATAAAATATAACTTTACAACTATGTCACCTAAGTCGTTTGTGACCAATGCATCAAAATTTCCTAGGTCACCATCTGTCATTACAGATCCGTACTCTGTAATAATCACAGTTCCAGAATTAGACACTAAAGTTAACAATTCAGTTACTTGCGCTCTATGACCTATTAGATTTCCTTCGTCTATCTGGACTAAATATTTTGCAGATCTAAATTGGCCAAAAGAATACTGGTCTATTATTGTAGGAATTGTTGAAGTTGTAATTTGTACTGTGGAGTCAAAAATTGTATCAGTTATTCTTAGTGATTCTGAATTTATTCTTCCACCAAATCCTGCACCTCCAGTTACTATTAACGCCCCTGTAGTTGTAGAGGTAGATGTTGCTGTATTTGTTAATTTTATAGGATAAGGTGTTGAATTCCCTCGTAAAGTAGTACTTTCTAAAGTAGAAATATTATTAATTTCTATATACCCACCTCCAATGTCTGTAATATCAATATCTGCACCGTCCTGCAAAGAGGCGTTAAAACTAGCTGTTGTTAGAACTGGTGCTCCATCTGAAAATAAAACTCCTCCAACAAAAACATTTCCTCCTACACCTATTCCGCCTGTAACAATTAAATCACCTGTTGTTGAACTAAAAGAATCAATTCCTCCCGTAGCAAATATAGTCTTAAATGTAGCGGTATCTCCACTAACAGAACCTATTCCAGTTCCTCCTGAAAATATACCACTACCTATAATCTGTCCACCTATATATAAATCTTTGCCAATAGATGCTCCTCCTTTAATAGTTAGAGCACCTCCTGTTGTAACAGATACTGCATTTGTTTCGGTGGTTATTATTAAACTGCCTCCTGTGGCGCTATTCCACGATATGTTTTTAATTGCTACCCAGGCTTTGCCATTGTAAATATATTGAGTACTTCCTATAGTAGCATAATCTCCTACAGCAGGATTTTGTGGAAAATTTAATATAGCCATAGTTTATCTCTTTAAATTGTGCTAATTTGAATCCAAAAAGTGTCAGTACCGTCTCGTACGTATTGAAAAAAGGCAGGAATGCTGGCATCAATCCAAATGTCATTAACTCTAGGATAAACTGGTGGAGTTCCTGTGGTTATTGTGGTGGTTTGGGAATGAAGCAAAAAGTTTTCATTTGGATTACCTACAATATGTGAATATACAGCGCCTTGCACCGCCATACCTCCTATCACAACTAATGCACCTGTATCTGTTCCTATAGATGCTGTTCCTAATCCTAATCTTACATCTGAATTCCAATCACTATTACCTGCTCCGTCATAATAAAAAACACTTCCAATGTTAATTTGATTATCTTTGTTATCTACAAGATTATCACCACCTAACGCTATTGTTCCGTTAACGTTAGTTAAATTAGCTCCAACATTATGTCCTATAAAAGTATTATTAGATCCAGTTATCATTGAAGTTACTAAATTATTACCAAAAAAGAAATTACTATCTCCGTTTTGTAATACTGGTGCAGTATTGATTCCTAATGCAATATTATTATCGTTTGCAACATATCTATATATCGTACCACTAGAGATATATGATGTGTATCCTGTTCCATTTTCAGGAAGCACTAAAATGCTGTTATTAAATAAAGTTAATGTTAAAGAGCTAATTACTTCAACAAAAAAGTTTCTTTGATTTAACTGCGTAGTACCTACTATATTGTTTAAATAAACTCTTGTACCTGTAGATATATTATGATTAGATTGAACCGTTACTTGTACAGGTGAAATCACCGTTCCACCTGAAACATAATTTGTCAAAGATATTATAGAACCTTGATAAGTAGTTGTAGATCCGTTAGCATAAATAGTTCTTTGTTTATTAGCATATAGGCTGAATGTATTTGCAGACAAAACATCTACCCAATAACTTGTTTGATTAACAATACTAGGTGCCCCAGATGCTGTGCTTATTCCATTAACTCCAGATATCATAATTTGATAACCAGTTGTTAAATTATGTAACGGAGATGTAATCACCATAGGTGATGTATTTGTAATATTTGTTATAGATGTAGCTGCTGTAAGCGTTACACTAGTAATAGTAGCTAAAAATGGAAAATTATTTGTTCCCATCAAAGCTAAAGCACTATCACCTATCGCTATTGTATTGCTTATGTCGGTACCTGAACTTAACGCTCTACGGCCCATAGCAATTACCTTGTTTGCAGTTATTAGACCGTTGAGTACATCATATCCTATAGCAATGCTGTTTTGACCATCTTCGAATCCAGATATTGCTGTACTTTCAGTATTTCTAAAAACAATGTTATTTTTACCTTCATAACCTGTTCCTATTGTAAGTCTACTTACTACAATGTCATCTTCTACATGCATGTTTCCGCCGATACCTATACCACCTTGTACAACAAAATTACCAGAACTTGTTGATGTTGATAAAAATGATGATCCTGTAGCTAGAACTCTAATGGTGCCTTCAGGTAATAGACTAAACATTGTACCTGTAGTAAATCCAACAAATCCTAAACTTGTTTTATAACTTGTTCTTAGAAGTGAGTCTGTAGCTATGGTAAATCCTGTTAATGTAGTTTCTGATGCAGGTAATTGAGGTTGCGCATTAGAGAGATCTAAAAATTCTCCACTTTTTCCTTTTCGTAATGTTGATCCACTCAATAATTTAGGCATTATTATCTCTATTAATTATTTGCAGTTTCTAATATACTTAATATTAATTGTATGGTACCACTATTATTACCAAACGCTCTGATACTATCCAAACTTTCAATAATCAGTTTACCTCCTAATACCGTAGCCGCATCTCCTTCAGGAATGGCAAAGTTTTTAACAATAAAACTATCAACATTTGCTGCTTGAGCTCCATTCCCTTGAGCATCTGCAAGAATTGGTCTATTTCTATGATGTATAAAATTTACAAATTGTGTTGTACTCGTTAAATTTGCACATTGTGCCATAAGGACAATACTTGTCACACCAATAGGAGCAGTATAAACCGTGCTTGTATTTCCAGGTGTGGGTGTAAAATAAACCGTACTTGAATTTAATACAGATGTTTTTGTTTTAAACGAATTTAATGGAATTAATGCCATAATATTTCTTATTAGCCTCCGCCTGATTCAATCGCTAAAATAAACGGTGTTAAATTAGCAAATAATGAACGTGTAAATGTTCGTCCACTTAAAACTCCAGTTGCCTGACTTATGACCAACTCAGGACCAATTCTAAAATCCCCATTTTGATCAGTTGTCGTAAAGAATACTTTACCACTATTTAATTGTACAACTTCTTGGTCTGTCTTAGGATCTGCTACACCTCTTTGAGGAAGTGCTCCATAATCTATACCAGCTCCTACATATTCAAATACATAACCTGAAGCACTCATATAACTTCTCTGATAAAAGTTAACTATAGCCCCGTCTGGAAATTTATCAGTTCTTGTTATATTTTCACCTAATTGAACTATATGATAGGTGCCTTGTCGTCTCCAATAACTTAAACCTGCCATTACCATATTATAATTGCTACCTGCTTGAATATCATATATTAATCTTCGTAGAATAATTTTAGTATCCCTCTGGCATTTAACTTTAATAAGTTCTTTGTAGTCATCCGTATATGTTGCCAGAGTAGAACCACCAGATCCCCAGTTGTAATATTCTGTGTAGGCAGCAACTTCATCTGCTAAAAATTCTATGTTGGCCTCTATCAATGACACCGCAGCCCCTGCTCCTTGTACAGCAGGACCTATAGTTTTTCTCAGTGAAGGCCTGACAATATTTTCTGCTGCTGTTAAATTGGCTGCACCTATAATGTTAATCATGTCAGCAAATCTAAGGTTAATAAATGCTGTTGCTAAAGCACCTTCATTTATCAGTAAGTTTATAAACTGAGTTGTGGTGTTAGTACCGGTTTGCATACTAGATATAGCTGTATTGCTTATCACTCTATTTGTTAGAGTATTAAGATGCGTCATAGCATCAATATGTGGTTGCACCTGTCCCACAGATAATCCTAAATGTTGAGGACTTAAAATATTTATTCCGTCAGGAATAAGATCATTTTGTTTATTATATTGTGGATTGTTTCCTATTTCACTGCTTAGTACGGTATAATAACTATTTCCACAGAAATATAAATCAAAGTAATTATCATTAATAGTAAGTGCTGTATTATCGGGATCTGAACCACCAGATGTTAAAGGTTTACTTAATGTCACCGATTTAAACTCTACATTTGTAACAAATGTATCATCATCACTATAAGGAATAAAATTACCATTTGAATCAATATTTGTACTGGTTGTTTTTCCGAATTGATCCCTTATGTAGACTCTATTACCAATGTAAATACCATCGGTATTGATAGGACTTATTATAATACTTCCTGTTGTCAATGAACTCGTTGTTGGATTAGCATTGAGAAATCCGGGAAAACCTTGTTCGTTCAGTTGTGGAAGAAGTTTGCCTGTAAAATCTCTAACAGTTTCAGGAGCTTCTATTTCCATAACTAGAGAAATATGAGGTCTATCATCAAGGTCGGGTAAGAATATCATAACCCTTGCTTCGTTTGGCCAAAATCCGCTTGGATAATATTGGTCAAGGTAATCTGATCCAGGAATTTGTGGACTTTCAGGGTATGATTTGTAGCTGGGATTATAAACATGCCCTGAAAACTTTCTCTTTCCATAACCTTTAGCCTGTAAACAAATCGTTCCAAAATTAGCATTACTATTAACGATAGAAGCGATTCCGCCTGAATCTACCTCTACACCAATTGAACAAAAAATAGTAAACACAGATACTAGCTGAGCATATCCGTCTCTAATAATATGTATTCCTCTTCCACCTTGATTAACCTGAGTAAATGCATCGTAAACAAAAGATTGAATAGGACTTCTATCACTAATAACACCGCCGTCAACAAGACTTCCGCCCATACTTCCTATAGGATCAATCTTTCTTTGAGCCCAAGTTGAGGTATTTCCTGTGTATTCATAACTAAAAATATCTACTTGCTTATCTCTATAAGGAAAAATTAAACTTTCTCCAAAATAAAGTGTTGCATTATTTCCAAAGCCAATAGTTGGCGTATCTAAACCAATTCTATAAGTATTGTTTGTGATTGTTTGAAACGAAACTACCCTAGGACTTAATTTAACATCTGCTCCATTTATACCAACTAATGAAAATAATCCACCACCTGCATAAATCGGAGGCGCATATAAAGGGCCTTTCTCTATGATATCTGTAATTATTTTAAAGTTTCTTTTAATTGCTTCTTGCGGGCCATATTCATATCCGTAGTCAAAAAATGGATTTATTATTTGTTGAATTATTGTTCCTGTTGTAGCAGTTACAGCGATGTTACTAGCAACTGCTAATGCAACATCTCTTGCTCTGTTCATAGCAAGAGTAGTAGTGCTTTCTTGTCCTGCAATGGAATTGTATCCGCCTGACCAATATGATACTCCTGCTTCTATACTTTTACTATTACCACCTAAAATTATATCCTGTGTTACTGCATCTAGAATTAATCCAACATCTCTATAACACTTGGCTTCATTATAATTGAATTTGCCAGAATTGTATGTTTCATCTATAAAGGCAATAGTTTCTTCAATTAAAAATTGTTTGTTTGAGTAAATCAGTTCATATGCTGTTAATACTGAGGCAGTGGAACTAGCCGTCATAGCTATTGCACGAGGCAATGATGCAACTGAAGGTCCTAGATTTATAATACTTGTAATAGTATTAACACTATTTGTAATGGCTGTTGCTTCAGCAATAGTAGCTGTAGTTGAACTAAAAATTTGCTTAAATTCTTTTTGCTTTGCAGTTACATTTTGATTTTGGATGACTTGTCCTATAATTGTGCCTAAATAATTAAATGCAGCTATAGTTTGTGTTGTCTCATTATATACATTGGAATCTAAAGTGCTGAATCCATAATAATATAGCCCGTTTTGCACACTTTGTCTGTTACCACCGTGAAGCATATCAAATGCCACAGCATCTACCATATATGCTACATCTCTAGCACATTTGTTGGTGTCATAGCTAAATCCCCAATTGGTAGCTTGAATAAAAGCATTTACTTCTGCTCCTAGATAGGCAGCATTTAATCTCAAATTATTAAATGCATTTATTTTACTCTGAATATTACTGGCCCTTCCATTTGCAATTATTCTATCAGACCATCCTTTTTTATTGCCTCCAATTATTTCTATAATTACATTGAAATTGTTTCTAATTATGTCAGCTTCTACTGATGTAGCTGCTTGATATGTTGAAGTATTTTGAATAGAAATATTTTGATATCTAAGAATAAGATCATCATCTGGTGTAATATTTTGTATAATTTTTACACTCAAGTCCTTGAGATATTTTACGGCTTCTAATGTTGGATTTAGTTGGTTTTTGATATTTCCTACATAAAAATCCTGTTCCCAATATTGAAGCCCAGCAAAAGTAGATTGACTATTGCTATGATTTTGATAATATGTATTGTATAAGAGATCCTGAGCCAATGCATCTATGATTAATCCGGTATCTCTTCTGCATTTTATCTCGCTATAAGGAAAATATCCAGGATTTGTTGAAGGAATAATAACATGATTAATATAATTTATTGTTTCAAGTTGAATAAAACTTCTATTTGCTTGAATTAGTATCTCTGCAGAAATAAATGCACTATCTGGTCCAGGACTTGTATAAACTTGCGGAGCCGCAGCAGGTCCATTATCTATAATTGTAGTAATAATATTCTTTAGATATTTAATAGAATCACTGGATACACTGCCTCCTTGTAAAGCAGTGTTTATTACTTGTTTATAAGTAGCAGTTGTCACACCTGGACTTACCTGTAAAAGATCTGTACAAGTAACATTTACAATTATGTTTTCTGCTAGTTCGTTAAGATAATCTATCGCCGATATAGTTTGTACTTCTTGACCGGCAATTCTACTTATAACACCGTCAAAATAAGATAACCCGCTTTCTACTGATTTTTGATTGCCACCAAACGCTGCATCGTATGCAATATTTTCTACCAGAATTCCTACATCTCTTCTACATTTTTCTCTATTGTAAATAAAGATATTTGATGTAGAATTTATATAGGCAATAGTTTCTGCAACAATAAATGATCTATTGGCTAATAATAGATCAAATGCATTTTGCACACCCGTCGAAGTATTTTCTGTAAGATTTATAGGGATCCTTTTTCCCACAGCTTGATACTCATCAGGGCCATTTCTAATTATTTCTGTAATTAAATCTAATCTGTCACCTAGTACATCTGCTTCGTAGAAAGTGGCACTATTTAATCCAGCAATTACCTGATTGACAGAATTTTGATATTTTGTGGTAACTGGCTTACCTTGAACTACCTGTTTAATGATGCCTTTTAAAAATCTATAAGCAGTAATAGTTTGCGGGACTTCGCCGCTTACTTCTGATGTATTATTTGTGTATCCAAAGTAGTATACACCTGTTTTTACACTTTGTTTATTGCCGCCGTGTAATAAATCAAATGCCACACTATCAATAATGTAACCTGTATCTCTAATACAGGTAGCTGTATTTAAAGGATAACTAGGATAAGTGGTTTTAACAAAATTTATAACAGCATTAGTAATAGTAGTTCTATTATTAACTAATGCATAATATCCATTTAGAACTGCTGAAATAGTAGATGCTGTATAATTTGAAATTATTTTATTTGAGATCCATTCTGCAAAATTACCGTTGCTTAAACTATTTGTATTTGTATTTAGAATCTCTAAAATTTCATCAAATCTAGCAGATACAGAATTGACTTGAGAAGCAGCGATATTATTAACAGTAGCTGCTGCCTGTGTTTTCAAGAAATTTATCGCTGCTGTTGTTGTAGTTATTTGGCTACCAATAGCATCTACATAACCTGATTGTCTCCAATATTGTAGACCTGCAAAAATACTTTCGCTTGTGCTGTCCTGTAATAGGTCTATTGCAATACTATCTATAAGCAAACCAGTGTCTCTAGCACATTTTGCTTGATCATAAACAAAATTTCCACTATTAAATGTTTCATCAACATATGTAACAACTTGTTCTTGTATAAATGGTTTATTAGCTAACAACAAGGTTCTAGCATTGAAAAATCCTGGATTTTGTTGCCCAGCATTGATAGCCATACCTAATTCTACTGTACCTGAACTTATTTTTACAACTATAGAACTTGTGTTTGCAGCCCACGATCCTGTTCCAACTGCCACTGGAACCTGTACCGTTTGGTTAGGGATAAACATAGTGCCGTCCCTAAGCCAAGGACCACTTTGATTCGTACAATTTTGAACATATGGACTATGAAATAAATCTATTCTTTGATTTTGTTCTAAAGGAGGAAATGCTGTAGCATATGCACCTCTATTGAATCCAGATTCATATGGACCTTCTAATAGACCACTTCGTCCATTTAAGAATGTCATGTAATTTAAATAACAACCACTTTCTAAATGAAATAGATCCTGTGTCTTATTAATAGGTTCTAAAAAAGTAGTTCTAATATCACTACCTCTAACACTTGTGTAAGGTTTAAGTCTAATAGGATTGTCTTCAAGATAAAATCCTGCACTGACAAGTATTTGTGTGCCTTCTTTGAAATATGGACTTTTTATCGCTCCACCTACTGTTCTGCAAGCACGGCTAGCATCTAACGCTCTTCCATCATTTGTATCGTTTCCATCCATAGTAACATAAAGTGTATTACTTACTACTGGATGTGTACCTATAGGATTAACACCTCGTACTCTTATGTCGCCTATAATTTCTGTTAATTCTGTTGCAGGTGCTATTGTTATATTACTATTAGTATTTGTAATAAACTTGGTATATAAGTTATTTACATAAGCGTCTGCCCATTCTAATGTTTCCTTACCTATGGTACCTGTATTGCCTTCTCTAGGGAAGGCACCATTCCCTATTACTATGTCTTGTCCTACTCCCACACCGCCCGTAATAGTAAGAGCCGCTGACATAGTACTGATTGCAGTTTGTGTAGATGCAATTCTTGCTTTGTCTGTTGTTAATAAACCTTGCGACGGATTATAAGTTAAACCTCCATATAATCCTGTAGAATCTATGAATAGAAATTGGTTGCCTGTATTGAGAGCGAATGTCGGATAAAAATCTAAGTTTACATTTGTTGATGTAACATTAACACTTAAACTGGTACTTGCTATTTCAATACGACCATAAATGAAACCTCCGACATTTAAATCTTTTTGAATTCCTATACCACCTTTGAAAAAAGTTCCACTAGCTTCTCTTTGAGCATTGGCAGTCTCTATTTGAGCAGTATTACCAGGTGTCGCACCATAAACATCGGTAGGATCAAATGGTCTAAAATATGGATTTTGTACATTTTCCTCTGAATATGATTTCACCTGTTCAATATATAAATTGTTCCATCTATTGTTTTCGGTTCCAAAATCGTATGTTTCACTCTCCGCAGGTATTAGGTCATTTATAAACTGTGCTTTTGGATCTACTTGTTGACCATCTGATATACCTATTTTAATTGTTTGTGAATCAAACTCTATTAAGCTTGGGGATATTAATGTTATGTCATCAGTAAGAGAAACAAGTTTTATGAACCCCCCCGCTTCTACATTAAAATAATCTCCAGATTTATTATCAATATATGTACTAGATTCATTTAAAATAAATGCCCCTGCAAGATTTTCAATTTCTTGACCTGCTTCATTTTTAATATAGCCACCTAAAACAATGTTTTTAATATATGAAGTAGCTTCATTATTGATATAGCTATTTGCTAGATTTTCTATATAATCGCCAGCTTCGTTTTTAATATATTGGTTGTCTGTTTTATTAAAAATATAACTACCAGCTTTATTTTCAATATAATCACCGACAGCACGATTGATAATATACTGCTGTGCTTCATTATTAATGTAAGAATCTGCTAGATTTTCTATAAACTGTCCAGATTGATTTTTAATATAATCCTGTGCTTCGTTGTATATGTATCCGCCTGAAATGTGAGTCATTTCTTGGAGTGACTCGATATAAATACTACCGTTCAGTGCTAGTAATTTGTAGTTGCCTGGTAATTTTAATACATTAGTTGACATTTATTAATTCCTTAATGTATTTATTCTTAGTGAGCTCGAATCTCAACCGCATCAATGAAGGCACTACTTCTATGAGGGTATTTAGGATGACTTTGAAATCTCAAAACTATACCAAAGGAGCTATCTAAAATATCACTGTAGGTTAAAGATGTATTCCATAAATTAGTTGTAGATCCATAAATTTTTATAGGGGCAAGGTCTAGGTCTGCAAAATTATGACCTATTAAAGAATCGTTTAAACAAAGTTGTATAGTATCATCTGTAATTCTACCAAATCTATTCATGGTGACTTTGACTTCAATTCCGGCAATGCTTGTAGGAACATTGATAAATCTAAAATTGATCAATTTTAGAAAGTATGTTTTTTCTATTATGTCATGTTTTGGGTTTCTTGCAATATGCAATAAATCTCTATTGGTTTTAGTGTGAGAACTATCTTTGTTTTTTATAGCACTAAAATTACGCTCACTATTCCAAGACACATGATTATCCTCAGCCCCTAATTCAGAATATTGTGTAACTATTGATGGAAGCGCCCAATTTGTACTCATATCATTATTTACCTAGCAAAAAATAAGGGGGACAAGCCCCCTTATATATACACAATATAAATTATTGTGAGTCGCCTTCAAGGTTAGTTGCACCTGTTGCTGTTGTAACTGCTGATGTTGATGTACCAGCCTCTTCAACTTGTACATATGTATCACTGGTTGATGTACTAAAGTTCCAAGGTCTTCTAATAGTGTTTCCGCTAGAACTTAAAGTTGTTAACATTCTGCCAGAGATTTTTAAAACCTGATCTACAGTTCCGTCATCTTGCTTAACTGTGATAGTCATTTCTCCAGCAAGAATAGACGCTGAAGCTTTATTAACTAATTTACATACACGTTGATTAGTGCCATCGCTGCATCTAAATCTACGAGCACCTACCTGATGTACAATGTAACCAGCTACGCTCGCGGTTCCGTTATGAAATTGTACTTTAATATTATTGTTAGCATCTGCGCTAAAAAATTTCTTTTTTAATGGACGTCCCATTTGTTTTTCTCCTATTTGAGCGTTCTATGCTCTACGCGGTGGGTTCCGCATAAATCACAAAGACATTTTATTTAACAAAAAGCCCGCATTTGCGGGCTTTTTTACACATCTGTAGCAATTTACTTAAAGCTTACGTTAGCAGATGTAATTGCAACCTTACCAAGGTAATCAGCAGCGTTACCTAGGCTGGATGCTGTATTTGTTAATTCAACATATCCGTAACGTGTTAAGAATCCAACTACTGGTTCAAATGTTGTTGGATCTAACACCACACCAGAACTCATTAGAGGGATATATGGACAGTAGAAAGCAGCAGCATCTGCCTCGCTTGTACCCTTATAACCAACTAGAATCTGATTGCTGTCTTGTGTGTCACTCAAATATGCATCAACATAAACACGCATTGCCCCATTTAGGGTACCAACAAACTTAGTATTTGTTGGAGCTTCAAATGTACCTTCTGTTGTGCGAGCAAATGCAGAAGTTGTTGCGCTCTGTAGAATTGTCAAAGCTTGGTTAGAAACCACTGCCCAGTTAGCAGAACCACGACGTGTACGCTGAGCAATTAAGTTGCTTACACGGTTGATCTGAATAGCAAGAGCAGCATGTTCATCGCCAACGAATGTTGCTGTACCAGAAACTAATGATTGGTCATATGTTTCCTCAACAGCAGCAAGACCACGTAACGAACCTAAGATTTCTTGATCAATTTCAGCGGTAATTTCTTGAGCAAGAGCTGCCATGATTTCTGCTTCTATATCAATACCTTGCTGTGCCTGTGCATCTTGTGCAGCCTCAAATGTCCAACGAGCTGAAAGCTTACGACTTTTAGCTTCAACTGATGTTTTTAAGATTTGAATGCTCATACGCTTACCGGGTGTACCTTCTAATAAACTTGTTACAGCAGCCTTAGGTGTTGCATCTACATCATTACCAGAATAAGCAGCCGCGATCTTAAATGGACTTAACGCTTCTTCGCCTGCTAGAACATTATTGCCTGAATCAGCGTAACGAACACGTAAAGTATGAATTTGTGCCACTGGACCAGTCATTGGCTGTACACCAACAATTTCGTTGGCAATTACGGTTGGCATTACTCGGCGGATTACTGGTAGAATTACACGGTTTAATGTAGCAATATTACCAGTACTAGTTGCACCTGCTGTTGCGGCCTCAGCTAAGTAACGGCGTGTATTTTCTAAGCAAACTGCCATAGATTGACGACGGTTACCTTGTAGGCCTTCAAGTAGAGCGTCTTTGGTCTCTGACCATCTTTCATTTAAAAGTTTTGACATTTTGTGTCTTCTCCTTGAATATTATTTTGATAAACCCGCAAGTTTGCGGATATCAAAAATGTTGTCTAAGCCTACCTCGGGCTTTTGTTCACGATTACCAGTAATTTCAATTCCTTCCGTTATAATAGACTTTTTAATAGTCTTTCTAACTTCACCTTCCATTACTGTTGGTAGGTATTTTTCATATGCCTTTGCAAGATCTTTTGTACTAACTGATTCTAAAAGAGTTTGCATCAGCTGCTTTTTATCAGTACCTAACGGTGCCAATAGTTCAGACATAGCTTGCTTACGTTCCATTAGGTCTTTTGTTACACGAATTTCGCGTTCTTTAGATTCTACAATGGTTTGTTTTGCTGCTAGTGCCTGTTTAGTTTCTGCTAATTCAATTTCTTTCTTTTGAATAATCTTTAATAGTTTATTTGTTTCAGATTTTTCATTTAGATAAGAACTTGCATATTCTTGTGCGAATGCTTCATAAATTTTACGTCCAAAGTCATTGTTACGAGCACTTTCGATATCTTCTTTCAATTGTTTAATTTCAGAATTTAACTTAGTGTTTATAACATTTTCTACAACTTTTGCTCCTTGACTTATAAATTTTGCCTTGATTTCTTCAAATTTTCCTTTTGAGTCGCGAATTAAACGAACTTTTGTTTCTGCTAAATCACGCTTATCAATTGCAAACTCTTGGATTTCTTTAGCAAGTGCATGTACAATGAATTTTTCTAACTTAATAAAATTTTCACTGACTTTTTTACGATCATTTTGAAACTCAACTAATTCTTTGCCTAATTGCTTGATAATAAATCCTTCTAATTTTAAGGAATCTTCATGTATACGCTGAGCGTATTTTGTCTTAGCTTCAACTAGAGCCTTTTTATCTTCATGCAATTCGGCCATTTCTGCGGCCAATCTTTCGCTTAACATCTTGTCAATTGCTTCAACCATAAGTGTTTTATCATGGTTATATTTCTGGGCGAATTCTTCACGAAGTTCAGCGGTAACTTGGTCGCGATTCTCTTGAATTTTATTAGCAAGAGCTAACTCTAATTCAGATCCAACATCTTCTGAAATTGCACCACTCTCTACTAATTTTTTGAATGCGTCCAACATTTATATTTCTCCTCGGGCTTATTTTAGACCTTTAATAATTTTAAGGAGACTTTCCTTAAGATATTTTTGGGCCTTTGGATCTTCTTTAACTTCTTGTGCCACTCTAAATGCACGATTTCCGCCTCTTATGTTCATTAAATGCTCATAAACAGGAGTAGGATATGCACCAGGGGCACTGGGCTGGGCTACTATATCAACTGTAATAATTTCAAAATCGGATACTTTGCCAGAATAATCATCAACGTTACCGCTGCCTCTTGAACTGACTCCAAGTTTTACACCGCTTTCTAACATTGTTCTAATTAAATTACCCATTGGAGTAGGAAGAATTTTCATCTTCCCATATCCATTAGGACCTTCCATCCACATTTGTGTAATCATGTGGCTTACTCTATCCAAATTTACTTTGAGGTCATCTGGATGATCAACTTCTCCTAATACACTATAACCACTTTGTAATTGATCGTTCAAAGTTTTTACAGCACGCTCAATTTCGTCAACAGGATAGACTCGTTGATTAGCATTACGAATACCTCCTTGAATAGCGATACCTTTAAGATAAAGAGTTCTATCTTCTTTGTCATCGCTTTCAAGCACTACTTGTGCTTGATCAAAACTTAAATTTTCTCTAAGATAAGTTAATTTCATCCATATTCTCTATTACTTGATATGCTTAATCAACTGAGCCTGGTTGCTCATGCTCGTTTGACCTGCCTTATCACCTGTTCCTGAACCTACCGGACCTGGACCAGAACCTTTCTTTTCAGCACCGTGACCACCGCTGACTTTCTTAAGATTCTTAACGCCCATCTTTCCTCCAGGTACATTACCGTTCCCGCCGTTGTCTATTTTGGCATTGCTTAAGAATCCGCCTGCTTTTCCTGCTGGATTGGTTCCGGTTGGACTTCCACCTTCGTGATGGCTTTGATTTAAGTTTTTTGCATTAGCACCTGTATTAGGCTTTCCTGAACCACTGCTTATAGGACTACGACCTTCTACAGAAGCACTATCTGTATCACCTGTACCTGCGCCAACATGTTTAGCTTGTTGCTTATTGCCGCCTTTGTCCCAATCGTTACCAACTTTTTCAACGTATTCGCGAGTCATACGACGACCTTCTTTGAACCCCATCATATCGTCTTTTTCGCTGTCCATATCGTCGTCACTAGTGGCGAATTCATCACCTCCTTTTTCGCCTCCAGTCATTTCTTCGGCAGCATCAAATGCGGCTTGTAATTCGTCCATGGCATTTTGAATACTCATCTTTAAATCTTCTTCTGGACTATCGACAGATATATCACTTTCTAAATCGTCAGTGGCATCTCCCCCCATTTCGTCCATATCGTCATCAGCTGTATCATCGTCACCATCCATCATGTATGAATCTTCAAGGTCCATACTTTCATCCTCTTCTTCATCTGCATCTGCGTCTTCATCTTCGTCCATGTCTTCATCTGCATCTGCGTCTGCGTCTTCATCTTCGTCCATGTCTTCATCTGCAGATTCGTCCATGTCTTCGTCTTCTTCTTCTGCTATTAAATTCTCGTAAATTTCTCTAGACTTTTCTACAACGATTTCATGAAAAAGTTTGTTAGCTTTATCATGTTCTTCGTTAACAATGTAGTCTAGAAGCTGTTCAAACTTCGTCATGACTTGTATTCTCCTTAAATGGTAGCGGCAAGGCTGCAAGAATATTTACAAAATGATTTAAAAATCGTTAGAAAATAGGTCAAAATCTGTCAATTTTGACAAAAAATTTTCAACTTTAGATAGGTTGAGGAGGAGGAACGGCATACATCTTTCTTACAAGGCTCATTTCTTCTTTATATTCTTTTTCTCTGGCTTCTCCTGCAAGTCTTAATTCACGAAGCATTTTTAATGTTAGCCTACTTTTTCTAGTGTCATTTATATTATAAATTGACTTGTCATTATCCGAAATATAACGATCGTCAGGCATCATATCTTTATTTTTTTCATTAAAGTATATGAATTCGCGCAGTATCATAGTATTATTTATAGACTTGACTAATTTTGGGTACCAGTATCAGTTGTTATAGTTTCTGAAGCTGGATCAGGAGGTGGAGTCGTAGCAGATGTAATATCATTCATATCTGAATTTATTCCTCCACTTGTAACACCTATACTTCTTAGCTCTGTTGTAGCAGGTAATTCATTTCCTAAATAAATGTTTTCTTGTTTCCACATGCGTTCATTTTCTGCCACTTCTTCGGTAGTCATGCCTAGAAATCTTTTCATAGCGAATCTTTTACTTACAAATGGAATAGCAATCATTGTATTAAACGTGTTTACACGGGCATTATCCATTTCAGCTTGACGATAGCTAGCAAAATTTTGAGGAGGATTAAATTTTAAATCAAATAAATTGTTATCAATATTCAATCCCTTATTTGCGATGTATAATTTAAATTCTAAATCAAATTGATTATTAATTAGCGATTGTAATCTTTCGCAGTATTTGTTAAATCTAAGTTCCTGTATATAGGCTGTTCCTACTCTTCCATCATTGTAATTACTGCTTCCATCATCTGGGCCTGTAGGTAAGTAACTACTAGGAATCCTAAGCGCACGAAACAACTTATTGGTAAAATACTTAAGATCATCTATTTCCCCTAAATTTGTTCCACCTGGCAAGACTTCAACCTTACTTCCACGACCTTCTGCTGTCTGTGGGAAAAAATAATCTTCATTAATTGACAAGGGATTATATCCTGCATCTATAACTGACTGACTACCGCCAGTGACACTTGGTATACGACGTTGATTGACTTCATTTTTTACACGTTCTACAAAACTCATAGCAATATGACTAGGCATGTTACCTACATCAATATAAAATACACGACGTTCAGGAGCGCGTTGTATACGATAGATAATGATAGCATCTTCTAGTAATTCTTTTTGTTTATAGACCTTAAAAATACTTTCCATTAGACTGGTGCCAAAAGGATAGTTATTATCTAACCCTTCACTGATGCTTATATGAATAACATGACGAGCATCGATAACATATTGATTTTCATGGAGTTGGAATCTATTGCCTGAAATGTTGCTAGGAAAAGCACCAGTCATTCCTCTACTAGGATTCATTTGTCCAGTTGCGTAATTGCTGGTATATTGACTACCACCTCCAGTTATATTGCTTGGATTAATCGCTGTTGTTGCCAGTGTTACTAGATTAGGATTAAAATCTCTAATGTGATATTGTTCAGGTTTTTTACCTTCAGATTCGTTGACAATTATTTTATCTACTTTAGATGAGTCAACAAATAACCATTGTTGTGTCTCAGGATCTCTTATAAAAAATACATCTCCATATTTCAATGCATTTCGAATTATTTTAAATATTCTAAGCTCAAACTTATTCAATTTCGTCCATTGTTGTAAATATTTTTTAAGAACGGTTATTTCAGCATTGGTTGCCTGTGACTTAAAAAAAATCCTAAATGGAGTGCCGTTTTCTTCATTCATTTGACTACAGAATTCCGCAAGGATATCTAGAGCAGCGTTAACCTCACTGTCGCTGTCCATAATATCATATTGATTGTATCTTTCTAAACGATTTGGATGACCTGAATATACATCGGGAAGATAGCTTGAATAATTTCTATGGGAAGGATGCTGATTAGATATCCCACTGATTACACTAAACGAGCCACTATTTGATTTAACAGGCTGAAAATATTTTTTCCATGACATAATGTATTTTATTACCTCTGAAATAAATTTGGATTCATCTCCTTTACACCTTCCATAGTTCTTTTGGCATAGTCAGCCATTTCTTTCGTGTATTTTAGCAATTCGTTCATTGTTTTATTTAAGATATTTAACTCAGTAGATGCAGATTCCGTAGATGATTTATTAGACTGGTCTAAAGATTGTGGAGAAGGTTTTCCTTCCTGTAGCAAATTATTACTTTTTTCTTCATTTGACGGTTTTTTACTTCTTGCTGCTATTTCTTGCGGACTAGAACCTAGAAGGCCAAAAGTTAGTCCACTTAAAGCACTACTTCCAGCGTTAAAGAATTTATCTTCTATGCTTGCATTTTGATCTGCTGTAAAACCTTGATATGCATTATATGCAGATGCTCCTGCGGCAATAGGCAGGGCAACTTTTCCTAGCACACTGCCTGCCATACCTAATACCTTTCCCATGTTGCCCATTTGTCCTGTAATTTTCTGCAGAATACCACCTTGTCCTCCACCTAGCTTATCTCCAATTTTGCCTGTACCACTGCCTTTATCTTTAGATCCCAACGCATCTGTTAATTGATCAAGTACCCCACCGCCAGGACCACCTTTGACGATAGCTACATACATAGGATTTCCAGGGCTAGATCCTAAAAGTCCTGCGGCCAATCCACCCAATGCTGTTCCTGAACCAGTACTCAATACTCCTGCTATAGCACCCTTAACTCCACCTTTTTTAAATCCTTCAGCGGCACCTTTGAATGTATCGGAGCCACCTCTCATAATACTACTAACACCTTTACCTATTGTGCTTGCAAGTCCTATAACTTTAGCTGCTAAAAATACCCCAGCTAATCCAAGTACTGCTATTCCTAGATAGTTCATTGCTCCTGGTATTTCTGTTACACTTTGAATAAATTTTGCTACAGGAGTAACCATATCTGCAAATAATTTAATTGCCACATTCATTACAGGTAACAAAGCTCTTATTATAGGCATTACTGCTAGCAGTATTTGTTGTCCTAATTGTGTTAATGCTTTTTGTGTTTCTATGGCTGCTCTTGCTTCGCTTCCTTGACGTGATAACTGCTCTGCTGTTATCCTTCCTCGCAACTGTAATTCATTCTCACTATTTGCTATGCCTTGTTGAGTGGCTTTATTACTAGCTTGTATAAGGTTCATTAAGGCTATACTAGCTCCATCGGTTCTAAAACTCAATGCTCCTGCTACTCCTTCAAATTGTTTAGCAGCATTTACAGCACCTTGTGTAGCTTCTGCACTATATTTCATAGTCTCAGCTGCTGTTCCTCCTCTGTTGGCAACATCAGCCATGCCTTGACTAGCTTTTGCTACGTCTGCACTTAATGCCATAAGGTTTTTTGCAGCTTCTGTTTGAGGAGGAATGCCCATCACCTGCGCCTGGTAAAGTTCTACACCTGATTGTCCAAATTTTGCTGACATTTCGGCTAGACCTCTATTGGCTGCTGCTTTTTGTTTTTCATCCATCGTTAGGAGTTTCTGTTGATAAGCAGCATTTTGACTAGCTTTTTTTAACGTCTCTTCTTGCTGTTGTCGTGACTTACCTGTTAATTGTGCTAATCCATCTAATTGTGTTAGATATTCTGCACTGGCTGCTGTAATTGCTTTGGTATTTCGCATTTCTTCTGCTGTTCTACCACCTGTTATGGCTATGTAATTTGCCATGCCAGAATTAACTTGTTCTGTTGTATAACCTAATGCCAATAATTTTGACCCTGCATCGCTTGCCAATAATGAATTACTTAATTTAACAAAACTTCTTACACCTTGATCAACTGATCCTCCCATTATGCTAAATGCATCTGCATTTTTTGCAACAAGATCAGTAAATTGATTCAATGTCATGTAAGTAGAACTTGCCGCTAATCTTAATTCTGTAAGGCTTCCGCCAAAACTTGCTCCTGCATTTGTTAGTGTTTGATAACTTGTTAAAGTTGTCTGTTGGAAAATTGCTAATTTTTCAAACAATCCAGCTATAACACCTAATGGACCTGGTATTTTAGCAAATGCAGCAAAAACATCACTTGCTTGTGCCTGATTGCTTGCAAGTTTAGTACCTAAATCAATTGCTTCTTTAAAGGTACTACTCAAGGCTCCTGCGACGAAACCTAACGATTCAAATACTTTACCAACTTTGGAACCACTGGCGGCTGTTACATTTAATGACTGGTTCGCAGCTTGAACCATTTGCGGATTCAATCCGCTCGATCTTGCTAGGTTTTCTACAGCAGTTAAACTTTGTTTGTTGGCAGATAATGTAGACTGAAGCAATAGTTTTAATGTAGCTTCAGTAGCTGCATTATTTAATAATACATCATCTTGTCCAATTCGTCCTGTAACTTCAGCCATTATATATTGTGGTTATATTAGTAGATAAATACTCTTGCAAGCAGATACAAATTTATTTATCGGAGAATTAGATGGTTCAAAATATGAAAAAAACAAATCCACTTACTGCCTTTATGCGACAGCCAAAAATTTATATTGCCTTACCAAGTGGCGGGCAATATTATCCTCCACAGACAATTGACCTAGGAGAGAATATTCAATTAGCTGTTTACTCTATGACTGCCAAAGATGAGCTATTGCTAAATGTTCCAGACGCCTTGATGAATGGACAAGCTGTAGTCGATGTTATACAAAATTGTATACCAGCAATAAAAAATGCTTGGTATGTTCCTAGTATTGATATTGATCTTATTTTACTTGCTATCAGATTGGCTACCTATGGTGAAAACATGAATACTCCTGTAAAAATTAATAATGATATCGAATATGAATATCAGGTTGATTTGAGAATCGTAATGGATAACATCTTAAATAATTTTAGCTGGGATCCAATTATCGCAATTAGCGACGAAATGACAATATATGTTAGACCTTTATATTATAAAGAAATGACAAAAAATGCCTTACAAACTTTTGAAACACAAAAAATAATGCAGGCAGTCAATGATGACAAACTTTCAGAAGAACAAAAACAAGAAATTTTTAAAAAAAGTTTTAATAAATTATCAGAAGTTACACTAGGAATTATTTCAAACAGCATAATTAAAATAGATACATCTGAAGGAAGTGTAGATGATCCTGGTTTTATTCGCGAATTTATAGAAAATGCTGATAAAGAAATTTTCAACAAGATACAAATTCATTTGGACAGACTTAAAGATCGTAATTCAATAAAACCAATTATTGTATCTGTTACTGACGAAATGAAGGAAAAAGGTATAACTGGAGAAACTATAGAAGTTCCATTAACTTTTGATCCATCAACTTTTTTCGTCTAAGGCTTTTGTATCTTGATGTAGATGGCATCAATGAATTAGTTAAGAGTTATGAAAATAATACAAAAGCCATTAAAGAAGAACTCTTAAAATTATGTTGGTATATGCGTGGAGGGTTGGATTATAATCTAGCACACATGTTATCTATAGAAGACAGAGAAATCATAGGTAAAATTGTAACAGAACATTTAGAAGTAACTAAAGAATCAGGATTACCTTTCTTCTAAATTATTTTTCCTAAAAATTTACTATCAAATTCTACAACAACTTTTTTTTCTTCTTACCAGGAGCAGGCTTCTTCGTAGGTTGTTTAGGAGCAGGCTTTTTAGGTTGTTTACTTTCCGTAACTGCTTCTCTTATACCTACTTGTTGAGCCTTTTGAATAGCTAATTTATCCGCTGCTGTTTGTTGGAATAAAGGCTTTGCCATAGCTGCATCTTTGGCTGCTTTAATAGCAGCATCTTGTTTAGCTTTTTCAGCATTAGCCGCTTTAGTAGCTGCTATTTGTTTAGCTGCTTCTGCACGATCAGAAGCAGCTTTAGCATCTCTATCTGCTTTTGCTTTAGCAGGATCGTATGTGCTACCTGCAGAAGCAGCTGGTGTTGCAGAAGCAGCTGGAGTCACCGCCTTTGTAGCATTTCCTTGGGATTGTTGTATTTTAGGTTTTTGTAATTCTGCCGCAATTGCTTGTTTTTGGTTAGGATTTAATTTTCCAATAATATTCTTTAAGTCTTCTAATTCGTCAGAAGTTGCTTGCCTGGCAGGAGCTGCAGATATTCCTCCGCTTGTGGCTGCGGTGCCTGCTGTTTGAGCAACGTTTGTGTTTGCAGATGAAGGAGCAGTGGTATCAGGTGTTTTTGGATCATTTATTCCTGCAACCGCTGCTCTACCTTTAGCGTAGCCTTGCTTCATACGATCCCAGGCGCCTGCCGCTCCTCCTGCAACTGCCCCAATTCCTTGAGCTGTAGCACCCACACCTTTTGCCAAGGTATCTGTAAAACCTTCATCAAGTTCTATTGGATTTCCTACAATTATTTCATTAATTCTCATATTATTTCCCTAACAAGGCTAAAATTTGTTTTTGTTGAGCACGAGTTAATTTATTGATTCTTACCACTATCCCCTGCATATTTATCGTCTTTGCTGTAGGTTCTCTTTCTAGATCTTTTGGCGCTTCAGATGCCGCAGAATATAATCCGGAATATTAAATATTTATAAACGAACTACGTTCGTATGCTTCTTCGTCTTTCGACTCGAAGCAGTTTTCCTTTTCTTAATAAATCATCCAGATTAAATGGTCATACTTTGCCCAGGGCGGGCAAAGTTTGGCTTGAAACATCATCCGAGTTAGCAAGTCATTCAGCGTTAGAACTATTAATGTGACATAAACTTGGCATTAAAGTACTTAATGTCATATTTATGTAACATAAACGTAGGCGGTTGTCCGGTACCTACTCGTTCCGTCCTTATACAACGGCGGCTCATATAATATACGCAGACATACTATATGAACGTGCTTGATCCCTCAAGCGTCTTTTTAGCCTTTTGTTCCTATTCAAACAACCAAATCGCGGCATTAGCGATCTTCATCCTGGCAGGGTAGTGGTTGAGTGCTCATTACGGCGAGAGACTATCATCCCTGCGACCCGAGGTCCAGGTATAGAGCGCACGAAGTTGGCCTGCGCGAGCCTTAACCGTTTAATTTGCCTTTGATATGTGAGCCATGGACACGAACAGATATCTGTCCGTTATAATATTCGTCTGATTCTAATACTTTTCTTGTGAATTGTTCTCGTGCCTCTATGTAACTGCATTCTGCTTTTGATTTACAAAAAAATAATATTTCTCTGTGAAATTTGTCCATTCCTAATTGTTCTACATCTTTTGAAAGTTGATCGTTTGAGCCGTAGTATAATTGCCAGTCTGAGTTTATTTTTGTTTTAATGCGTTTTTTTTTCTTGGTATTGTTTTTTAATTTTATTACTTTGTAAGTTGTTTTGGAAAATTTTCCTAACTTTTTGCCTATATACTTTTTATTTGTAATTGTATTGATAATGAGATATACAAAACCAATACAATCGTCGGGTAATTCATTTACTATAGTATCTTTATAATACCAAGTCATTCTTTCCAGGATATGATATGAGTATTTGGCGCTAAATGTAATACAGTCATACCTAAATTATCAAATAAAATATCTAAACTTTTATTACTGTGCATGCAAACATGTCCGTTTCTAGGAGCTATATACCAATAATTTACACCTTCATCACTAATTATATCATTTGCTAATGTATGAATAATAATTTGACCTTCATCTTTTTTAGTTAAACTAATAATTTCTTTGGCTGTTTCATATGGTGTAGGAGAATGTTCTAGTACTTCAAATGCTGTTACAACATCGTAAGAATTAAGCTTGGTTTGGGGTAAAGCATCGCCCCATAATGGATCCCAAGAATCTACGCTATAACCTAAACTTTCTAACTCGTCTCCAAATGCACCTGTTCCACAACCATAATCAAATATCTTTAAAGTTTTATCTCCATTTAATAAAGGTTGAATCCATTGTGCTAGATTTTTTGATCTTATTTCCCAATACTCTGGATCGACTATTTCATAATCATCATTATAAATTTCTTTTTTAAATTCTTCTAACGACCAATGATTAAAGTCAGTTGTAAAAATAAAATTACAATTAGAACATTGATGATAATAAACAGCCTTACCTGAATAAGGTAAAAATTTATTTTTTAATTCTTCACAATTTTTATTAAAATCAACTATACCATAAACTTTAGTATGTGATGTACATATTTTGCATTCTAAATTTTTAAATTTATTTTCAATCATTGGATTCCTTGTTTATTAATATGACATACTATTCTATGATTTTAGCTTTTTTTCTAGAATTTTTTTCTAATGTAATTTCTTTTCGTCGTAATTTTACAGCTTTAGAAATTTCAGCAAGTGCTTTTCTTGCTCTAGTTCCTGCTGTAGAATTGCCTACTAGGAATTTTTCATCTTCTTTTAAAAAAATCTCAAATAGTTTTTTCAGGTGATTTGTAGTTTCCATGATCTTTTTTTGTCTCCCTTTTTATTTTTTTCTTTCCATCTTTAGTATAGTAGTACCTGTTTTGTACATTTATTTTCCAATTCGCTATGTGTTCTCGTCTTACCGCTAACACTAATTTTTTCATTTCTAATAAAATATTTCTAATTGCCGAGAGATCATCTCGTATAATACCTGCATCTTTCTTTAGTTTACGCTTTAAGAAATCTATATGATAGTTATGCAGATTTATATTTAGGTCCACATATTTTGAGTACAACTCTCTATACTTATTTTCAAGTTCAGTTGACATATTCTAAATTATTCGAATAACTGGTAAATCCATTTTCTTTTATCACTCTGAGCACGTTATTGACTCTACCTTGTAGTTCATCTTTATGACTTATTAGGTATATATTCTTTTTTCGTTCTCTGCCCATCTTTTTTAGAACAGCTAGGGCACCTTCAACTCCTGCAGAATCCATACCGGAATCTACTAGTTCATCAATAAACAATAAATTGATAGGTTGGTATAATCCTTCCCATACATCACGAAAAGCGAAACTCATTGATAAGATTAATCTGTTACGCTCACCTCTGCTAAGGTTATCAAAATCAAGATCTTGTCCTAATTGAGTTATTTCAACAGAAAGATCGTTTTGAAATATCACACGATGTGGCAATCCTAGTTTATCTAGATAGTAGCTAAGACGTTTGTTAAGATATGATAGGTTTTGATCAATAATACGTTTTCGTATGAAACTATCTTTATTTGTTAACAATTTTAAAAGAAATTCCTGGTGATCTTTTAATTTTGTTAATCCATTCACGAATTCCCAATTGATTTCCTGAATAGCATAATTTTTTAACTCGATAATTTGTTCCTCGTAAGGATTTGGCTCTTCTGATTTTTTTATTAAGGTCTTTTCTAAGTTGTCTAAGTTATTTTTATGCTCTAATGCTTCTGCCTCTGTTTCATAAAAAGTATTGGGTCTCTTATTATTACTATCTATTTTTTCAATTTCGACTACAACATGTTTATAATCATTAATTAGTTTGAGAGCATATGTTTCTGCTTCTATCTTGCCTTTTTGAGCTTCGTTTAGCATTTCTTCATGTTTATGATCTTGCAGACCTTGGGCACAGGCGTGACATTTTTTATCTTTAAGTTTTTCTACTTCTTGAGTATATTTTGTGACGGTTTTATTAGATTGTTGAATAGCTGTTTCTAATGTAGATTGTTGTTTTCTTAGACCTGTTAATTTTTTATCATTTTCTAACCATATTTTTAAGGCAGCATGTAAATTAATCTCTGTCTCTATATCTACTTTTTCTAAGTTTACTATGGCACGACTTAAATTTTTTAAATCTTGATCATGCTTATTAAGCCATACTGAACTTTTTATTTTAAGGCTATCTATGCTTTTTTGCACATTTTCATTTGCATTTTTAACACCTTCTATTCTAAAATTTTCTTTGGTAATAAGATCTTTATTTTCTTTTATTCTATTTTTTAATTCTTCAGCTTTGACAGACAACAAAGTTATTCCTAATAATTGTTCAATTACCTCACGTTGATCTCCGGCACGCATAGCTAGGAATGGTTCAGTATAAGTGTTAAGGGCCACTAGATGTTTGAACATAGAGTGACTCATTTCCAATATTTGTTCTATAAATTTTTGTGTTTCTCTACTATCACCCTGGCTTTCATCGTCGCCTTGGTTTTCTGCGGTAATTTCTTTATCGTTAACAAATAGTTTTAGAACGTTTGGTTTGCGTCCACGTTCTATACGATATTTAAAATTATTTTTTTCAAACTCTACAGTGACCAACATATTTCTGTTATTGATCTTGTTGATCAAGTTTTCTTTTTTAATATTAGTTAACGCTTGACCATATAGGCTATAACTCAAGGCGTTGATTATTGTGGTTTTCCCTGTGCCATTTCTAGAACCTGTGTCATCACCACCTAGATCATGATTAGATCCCAACACCAGTGTCAACTGCTCTTGATCAAAATCAATGCCTTGTGTTTGGTTACCTACACTCATAAAATTTTTAACGGTTAGATTTTTAATCTTATAGGTCATTATAAATATTCATCAATAGTTTTTTGTCAAAGTTACCGCCGTCTAAATTTGTCAGTTGTTCTGATATGATTTGATCAATGCTTTCAAATTTAGTATCTGGGCTATCTTCAAAATTGCTTTCTAGGTTATTTTTATCTTGCACGAGACTGATTTCTCTTATGTCATATTTTTTAATAAATTCTTCTTTGATAAAGTTAGCCTCCTCAAAGCTTATGTCTATATCTAGATTTACTCTAAGATACATTTTTGATTTCATTAGATCTTCTTTTCGATCAATTAGTTCACTTAGTTTAATTGTTCTAAATTTAGGAGCATTCTCCCAATTATGAAATTTAGGTTCACCTCCCCATTGTAATGTCATCATACCTCGTTCATCATCCCAGGCATCTGAATAATTGTGTGGAAAAGCATTACCTATATAGATGACACAACCATTCTGTTGACGTTTGTGAAAATGCCCACTAAATACATAGTCCGGACCTTGAAAATCTTCAGCACGTAGTTCACCGTGGTCAGGCATTTGTATCATCGCATTCATCATAAACTTAGGAAGTTCAAAATGTCCGAATACATATTTGCTTTTTACAGTTTTCATAGCTTTCCACTCGTCTCCTACCAACCAAGGAACAAGTGTAACATCTTTTAGAGTAGTAATAGAGTCTACAACAGTGACACCTGGTATATGACGTCCAAATGCTGAACTATGAATGTCACGTTTGTCTTTATAGAACAAATCGTGGTTACCTGGAAACCAAAAAAATTGTTTAAATGCCAAACCTAGTTTTTCTAATAGTCTAAGACTGGTATCTAAAGTATATAAATTTAAGCTATTTCTATTATGACTCCAGTCTCCTAAAAATATAGCAGTTTCACAATTTTCTAATTTAGCTACATTAATAAACCAATCTACAAAGTCTTCACAGTCTTGTAGATGAAGTGTACTATTAGATTTCGCTCCCACATGCAGATCGGTAAAACATGCGACTTTTTTAAATAATGCCATAAAAAATCCTCATTTTATAATAACAAATAGTTATTGCATAAGTCAAGAGGTAGGCTCGTCGTCTTCTACATGTTGCTCATCACTTTTAGGCATTCTAGAATTTTTATATAATGTGGTTTGTCTAGCGATTTCATTTGCAAATCCTTGAGAATTTTGTCTTGTTGAGCTAGGATTTAACCCATTTTCAATCAATAAATCATCTCTAATATTTTGATTTTTCTTTTCTATATTAAGAATTCTAGTAAAGCTGTTATTAACCGCGGCTGTGTAGTAAGCAAATGGATTTTCTGATTTTGATTCGTCAAATTGTAGACCAATTTGACTAAGTTGCAGTATTGCCTGTCCTCTCATTTCATCAATATAGGTATATCCTCTCCAGTTGCTACGTTGAGCATAACGTTCTGAAAGCTTAATAAACATACGGCCCAATTCTTCTGTAATTCTACCGTGATCTTTTGAAAATCTACCAGTTTTGATTCCTCCTTTCCAATGACTCTTACCTACACAAATTAGTTCATCTTTTTCATTGTACTTCCAGTGTTGAAAAGGAGGAAAGTTTACTTTTTCATGATTATCTGATATTGATTTATTTGTTTTTTTTCTTCCAGGAGTTAAAGGGATATGTTCAAAAGTCATTACTCTAAAAACTAATTCGTTTTTTGGTATTTTTTTGTAATCAGGAGTAACATCTGCCAGTTTAGTTTGTTTGTCACCGGTTTTTTTTATATCTAAAAAATTTTTTAAACCTATTCTTTTTGCTCTATTTTTTCTAGCTTCTGCTATAGTCTTATAGGTAATTTTATAAATGTTTAGAATAATTATGTCATGTTGCTGAAAATCTTTGCTCAAAAAACTTGAAAAACTACATTTGCTTTTATGAATTTCTTCCAGCAGATCTCTATTATTTAAGTATTTTACTTTTCTTAAATTGGTCATTTATTATTATTTTCCTTTATTAGAACTATAACGTCTAATGTAAAATAAGTCAAGGCTGACAAAAGTGGTAGTTTATTTATTAGGTAAATAATAAAAAATTTATAAATGAAATGTCTATATTAAAATCTATTTCAGGATATTTTCCAAAAGTTCCAAATGGTAATAAGAATAGTCTGTTTGTTGTTACAAAAAATGTGGATGATAGATCTTGGGATGTAAAAAATCGGATAAACAATACTATAGTATCTACAGGACTTTCTATCGAAAGTGCAATTGGAAATGCGATAGAGAATGGCGTTAATCCTAATGAAATTAATAGCGAATCAGCATTTTATCTAAATTCCTCTCCAGTTTCTATAGAGAATACTGACGCTTTTAATACTGATGCAAATTTTGCCAGTGCCTTTATTGCAACAAATAGGTCTCGAACTGAGATAAAAACACTAGAACAGTATGAAAATGCAAGTGTAGTAAGCCTTGCCAATTTTAGTGAAGAGATAAACCCTAATTCTACAACAGATAGAAGTTTCCTTCCCCAACGGGGGAGTTCTGTTCCGCTTGGAGCAGAGACTCGAGGCTATCCATTACCAAGAATTGAATTTAAAGATAGAAAAGGAAAAAAATTAGAGAAAGATCTCAGAGTCAAATTAAGAATTCCACCTAAGTATTTCAAGAATTTGACTTTACCTTTGTCTACATTTGAAGGCATAATTTTTCCATATACACCTAGTATTCAATATGAATTCAAAGCAGATTATGGCAATGTAAATCCTATGCATTCAAATTTTCCGGTTAACTTTTATCAAAGAAGTAGCTTTGGACCTATCAATATATCAGGTAAATTCAGTGTACAAAATACAACGGATGCTAGAATTTATGTTGCTACCATGATAATGTTAAGAGCTATAACTAGAATGAGATTTGGTGGAGCCAGAGCAGGAGATTCAGATAGTGGAGCTCCTCCTCCTGTTTGTCGTCTTAGCGGTTATGGGTCCTCTATGCTAGATAATGTGCCGGTTGTTGTTACAAACTATAGAGTTGAATATCCAGATAGTATTGATTATTTCCCGGTTGATATAACGAACGGAGATAGAAATGAGATAACAAGTGTTCCTGTAGTATCTACAATCGCTTTAACCTGTTTACCAATGTATAGCAGAGATGAAATGCAGCAATTTTCTGTAGACAAATATTTGCGCGGAGAATTAAAAGGTAAAGGATTTATCTAATGGTTTCATATAATTCATTTAGCCCATATTATGCAACTAAAATTACAAATGATTATTTAGATATTTTAAATTTGCGTGATATACCTAACTTATCTGATGATATTTTGTTTACCTTAACAAAAACATATGAATATAGGCCTGATCTTTTAGCCTTTGATCTGTACAATGATCAAAGGTTATGGTGGGTTTTCTCTCTTAGAAATAAAGATATAATAAGAGATCCTGTGTTTGATATGATAGCAGGTACACAAATTTATTTGCCAAAATTATCTGTTATCAAAAAAGCATTGGGGATTTAATCTATGAGTTATGAATATAACGGATACGAAAGTGCATTTATACCTACTCCGTTTTCTTTTCCTAAAAAAATTCCGGATACAGAACGTAAAAACTCAGGGGGAAATTCTTCTAATATAGAAAGAATAACTCCACAAGCATCAAGCACTGCAACCAGAGATCAAAATAAAAAAGCCGCAGATCAACAACAAATTTATCAATTTTCAGGCAAGAAGAATGTCTTAAACAAATATAGATCCTACACTTATAATATTACTTTAGCAGCATTAGCTAAGGAAAAGGTTAATAGCCCTGAAAGTTATAGGCAAAGTGAACTCGAACTTGTAATTTTAAAATCAGGTGGCAAAGGATTGGCAGCAATAAGTGCAGAAAATTTAAAGGCAAATACAGACAGAATATCTAAGAGCAGTAGTGAGTTAGATGCATCTACTAAATCGTTAAAAATTAGAGACAGCCAACGTGATGTTTCTATGATTGAAGGATTTAATAAAAATAGTCCTGGCAAATTCGACATGTTTGTTGATGGGCTAGACATTGAAACTATAATGGCATTTACACCAAACGGCGGAACTACCCAACCTACAAAGATTAGATTTGAAGTGATAGAGCCTTATAGTATAAACGGATTTATTGAAGCTCTTCATATCACTGCTGTAGCCGCTGGATATACCAATTATGCCAGTGCCAGTTATATTTTAAAACTAGATTTTATTGGATATTCAGACGATGATCAAATTCAATTCACAGATCCTAAAATCGTAGATAACGCATCTAGATATTTTGTATTTGGATTTACAGGATTAGACGTTGAAGTTACTGAAAGAGGCACTAGATATGTATGTAATGCTGTACCGTTTAATGAAAAAGCTTTTGGACATGCCGGTATTCTAAAAAAATCAATACGAATGGTAGGAGAAGATGTAAAAGAAATTTTAGAAAATTTAATGGAAGCTGTAACCAAGCAACAAATTAAGTCTGATGAGAAAAGTAAAACTGCAAATACTGATCATGATTCGTATAGTATTCAATTTAAAAAACTTTCAGAAAATTCATGGCAAGATGATTCAAACGGTAAAATTGCTAGGGCAAAATTGGTTGAAATAGGTAAAGAAAATACATTATATCAAATGATAAATCCTGCGGATACATCTAAGCCAAATGCATATCATTTATCTGGTGTAAGTCAACCTACGCCAGATCAACAACAAAAAAGTCCTCAAACCGTAAAGTATAATCCTAAAGCTATGGCAGTTCAATTTCCTGAAAAAAGTAACCTTCATGAAATTATTGCAACTGTTATAAGAGATAGCGAATATATTAGGGAAATGATAAAGGCTATGGGTGAAGGTACCACTCCAGATGATTCTGGAATGGTTAATTATTTTCTCATAAGAGTAGAAGTAACTAATAAAAGTTCAATAGATCCTGATACAAAAAAGCCTTTTCAAAATTTTAAATATGTGGTCTCTCCTTTTAAGGTTCATTATACCAGTGTACCTATGTATGAATCTCAAAAAGTTGATGAAAAAAAATTAAAAAAATTAACCGTTAGAGAATATAATTATATCTATACAGGACTTAATGTTGATGTTAAAAATTTTAAATTAAATTTTAATAATCTTTATTTTGAAGCTATACCAGCTGCATTAGGAAACAAAGAATATCCTGGAGCCAAGAATGCAGCTCAATATAGTGGAAATCCTGAAATAAAAAATAAAACACAACCTGTAAATATTACACAAGAGCAAAGTGTTCCAGCCGTACCTAAGAGAATAGACCCGTCTGCAACATCTGTCAAACCTCCTAGTGGCTATAATGCCGCATTACCTATTACTGATCCATATAGTGTTTTGGCTAGGGGAATGCATGAAAAATTGATTAATAGTGTTAGTTTGTTAACTGGGGAACTTGAAATAGTAGGAGATCCTTTATATTTGGTAACCGGAGGAATTGGAAATTTTAATCCTTCTCAAATAAATTATGGAGAAACATCAACAGGTGAAGCTGCACATCTTAATGGCCAAGTTTTAATCAGCATTAATTTTAGAAACCCTATAGATATCAATAGTTTTGAACAGGGAGGGATGATGAGATTTGATGCCAATAGAGTGCCTTTCAGCGGTGTCTATATGGTACATACGGTTCAAAATATTTTTAAAGATGGCAACTTCTTACAAAGACTGCAAGTTATAAGAGTACCTGGACAAATTATAGATGTAAATTTAGAGCCTAGTGACCCTGCTGATGTTATACAAGAATTTCCTAATCAGATTGATGCTAAAATCACAGATGAAAACCCTTATTCTCCACCAGCTGCCGCAGGAAATAATAATTCAGTTTTCGATCAACTTGGAAGAGGGTTGCCTAATCCTGGTACTCCGGGATTCCCTAGTAATTTTACTAATAATCCTGGAGGACTAGGTGGAGTTAATAGCCTATTACCTCAAACTTTTGGAAGAGAAGGCAGGGATGGAGGACTTCTGTCAGGTTCAGGATCATTAACCGTACCATTTACAGGAGATATTCCGGTAAATCTTAGATTGAATGCATCAGGACTAGCTTTTCTTGGGCAAACAGGGTTAGAAAATGCTACCAAGGTTAAAAACACTATTGATTTATTAGGAGGAGTATCCAAACTTGATGCAGTTAATTTGTCAAAAACAATTATTGCTAAGGAACTACTCGATGCAAATAGAACAATAAATTTTGGATCTGGAATCGGAGCTGGTGCAGGCATCAAATTAGTTTCTGAAGCCGCTAACCTAACGAATTCCAGTATAAATAGAATAAGTGGTCTAGTTTCTAGCCTTGATTCCAATAAATTAATTAATGCTGTAGGTTTGAAATCTAATGCATTAGGAGGAATATTAAATCAATCTACATTAAAATCTGCTGCTCTATTAGGATCATCTGTTGATCCACTTGGCATAGCTGCGCTGGTAGGATTTAATCCTGCTAAATTGGCAGGATTGAGTAAATTTGCAGGATTGGGGAAATTTGCAGGATTGGGGAAATTGGCAGGATCGAGTAAATTTGCAGGATTAAGTAAATTTAAGGATAAATCTGTAATGAGTAAATCTGTTGTAGAAGTAGATAAATTTAGTCAAATATATGAAAATATTAATTTAAATCAAGCCGTTAATGAAGGACTAATTTTAGATTATATTAGTTCAGATAAATTAAAAAATTTACCTGCAAGCCAGCCGTATTCAATCGCACCTAATCCAGACGTGTCTATACCCTATGTACAAAGTAGAGTTAGAACTGGAGGAAAGAATAGTTTATTATCTTTATTCGGTGAAAGATCATTGGAAAATATAAGCCAAAATTTTATTGCTGACAGTGGAAAAACTAATATTTTACGCAGTGTTCCTGTCTATCAAAAATCTGAATTTATTTCTAAATTAACAAATATCAATAAGTATGATGAGATTCAAAAAGGTGACAGATTAAAAAATGCTGCTGTGCAGTTGAGTAAAATTACCAATTCTAAAATAGTAAATGACCAATATGAAAAAAAATCAATTGTTACAATATACGGTAGCCAATCTAGCAATCAAAGTCCTTTGGGCAGCATTTTAGATAGATATAGAAAAGGATAATAATGACAGACGGTTTCGAAAAGCGTCAGCGTTCGGTTCCCCCTAGTTCCGGTCCTTATTTGGCTGAGATAACAGGACATCTTGATCCAATCTATATGGGAAGATTAGAGGTCGCACTGATAAAAAATTTACCAAGTAGAATTAGAATTCAAGCAGAAACATATATAGCTAATTATTGCAGTCCTTTTATGGGATCAACTTCTATTAGATATGAAGGCAATAATTTGCAAAGTTTTAACGATGTTCAAAAAAGTTACGGTATGTGGATGATACCACCAGATGTAGGCACGACCGTCATGGTAATATTTATAGACGGAGATCCCAATCAATGTTATTGGTTTGGATGTGTTCAAGATACTTTTCAAAATCATATGATTCCAGGAATCGCTGCAAGTAAAGAAGTAGCTATTACAGAAGAACAGCGGAGAAGATATCAAGTTGAGAAATTGCCAGTAGCAGAAGTTCATAAAAAATCTATTAGGGAAGGTGTAACACTTGATGGTAAATTAAAACCAGTTCATCCTTTCGCTGATAGATTGTTAAACCAAGGCTTGCTCAAAGACATCGTAAGAGGTATCACTAGTAGTGGTGCAAGAAGAGAAGTACCTAGTGGTGTATTTGGCATTAGTACACCTGGACCTTTAGATAAAACAGCAGCTGGTAAAAAAGGTCCAATTGGATATGAAGATAAAAATATGGCACCAAAAGAAGCTGCCGTAAGTAGATTAGGTGGTACCACTTTTGTTATGGACGACGGTGATGTTAACGGTCAGAATGAGTTAATGAGAATAAGGACACGAACAGGACATCAAATACTTCTTCATAATAGTGCCGATTTAATATATATTGCAAATAGTAAAGGAACTGCATGGATTGAAATGACCAGTAATGGAAAAATAGATATCTTTGCACAAGATTCCATAAGTATCCATTCTGAACAAGATTTTAATTTTAGAGCAGATAGAGACATAAATTTTGAAGCAGGCAGAAACTTACATATTAGAACAAGTAAAAATTGTGAAGTAAATGTTACAGGACATTACTTTCTAATAGTAGAAGATAATGCTAAAATTTCTATTAAACGAGATAATGATTACTATGTAGGAGACGGTGTCAAATTTACAACAGGTAATGATATAGAATTTTTAAGTGGAAAAAGTTTTATTGCCAGTGCCTATGGCGGTATTGATATCAGCGGTGAAAGTCATGCCAGTATTGGTACAGGTGGAACAATTAATTTAGGTGCTAACGGAAATGTAAAAGTGACAGGATCTAGAATAGATCTTAATGGGCCTGCAGCATCTGCTCCAAAACCTGCTAATTCTGCAGATACCCCACCTCCTTTAGTAATATATAATCTACCAAACAGGAAAAAGAGTGAAGGATGGGAAGGTGGAAAATTTTATAGATCAGAAAATATCAGAAGTATAATGCAACGTGTCCCTACACATGAACCTTGGGATCAGCACGAAAATATCAATCCTGAACAATGTACGCCACAGGCTACAGATGTAACATTAGGAAATAGAACAAGCGGAGGTATTGCACCTAATCCCGCAACTAAAGAAGGAGGTGCAGCTAATCCTCAACAACCTGCTAATCCTCAAGATGTTTCTCCTGGTACATGCGATCCTAAGTTTGCGAAAGACCTAAATAACCCAGATGCACAAAAAGGTATAGAAGCAATAAAGACAGCATGTAGAAAATATGGTTTAACCAGTCCATACGCTGTAGCGACATTATTAGGAATAGCAGGCGGCGAATCTCAATGGAAAACTGTAGAAGAAAATTTTAATTATAGTGCTCCAAGACTACTGCAGGTATTTCCCAGTGTCTTTAAAGGCGATCAAACTCTTGCTCAGCAATATGCAGGAAATCCTAATAATAATTTACCTGAATTTCTCTATGGTTTTCAATCTGTTAAAGGAAGGGGTTTAGGGAACACTCAACCAGGTGACGGTACAAAATATATTGGCAGAGGGTACATACAAATTACAGGAAGAGATAACTATCAAACATATGCAGTAGACACAGGATATGATTTAATAAACAATCCTAAATTATTAAATGATTCTACCATTGCAGCTGAAGTAAGTGTGAAATATCTTTTGAAACGTTGTAAAGCAGATCAAAATTCTCCTGGATATTTTGAAGCTGCATGTGCAAGTGTTGGCTATAATACAGAAGATATAAAAATTAAGAAGAAAGGATACTATGAATGTTTTCTTGCACAACTTCAAGGAAACATAGTTGGTACAGGACAAAGTGGCATACTTGTAGATACCAACGGAAACCCAGTAAGAACTGGTTCTATAGGACCATAAATAAGTTATGCCCTACAAAAATATAGAAATTACTGGTAAAGGCAATGCTATTGTTAATCTTCAAAATAAATCTAAGATTTACAAGGGATTTAGTTCTTTAGATAACACAAAGCTGTCTAGTAAAATTTTTGATTTTGATCTAATCAAGCAAGATATTTTAAACCATTTCAACACAAGAAAGGGTGAAAGATTAATGAATCCATCATTTGGTAGCATAATCTGGGACCTAATTATGGAACCTTTAACACCTCAAATACGCGAATTACTTTCTGCTGATATAACAGAAATATGTAGTTTTGATTCAAGAGTGATTCCTATAGAAATTTTAATTAATGAATATGATCAAGGTTATCTAGTGGAAATAACTTTAATGTTAAAAGAAACTAATGAAACATCTACCCTCCGTTTGGCATTTGATCAAAAAATAGGCTCTCTCGTTCAATAAAATAGTACTTTATTGTAAAATAAATAGACTTATGATACCTACAACCAAGAGAATTTTAGCCAGCGAAGATTGGAAAAAAATTTATCAATCTTTTAAAAATGCGGATTTTCAAAGTTATGATTTTGATACTTTAAAGAGAGTCATGATATCTTATATTCAGGAAAATTATCCTGAAAGTTTCAACGACTATATAGAATCCAGTGAGTATGTTTCTCTTATCGATTTAATAGCCTATCTAGGACAAAATCTAAGTTTTAGATTAGATCTTAATGCAAGAGAAAATTTTTTAGAAACTGCGCAACGTAAGGACAGTGTTTTAAGATTAGCACAATTAATTAGTTATAATGCTAGAAGAAATGTGCCTGCTCAAGGATTTTTAAAGGTTATAAGTATTTCTACCACAGACAGCGTGTTAGATCTTAATGGAAATAACCTGGCAAATACAACAATTAATTGGAATGATTTTAATAATACACAATGGTATCAGCAGTTTTTAACTATCTTGAATTCTGCCATGACTTCAAATTTTGGAAGATCAAGTGCTAGAAAAGTTATAGATGGAATAGTTAACGAACTTTATGTAATTAATACTGATAATGAAGACGTTCCTATATTCAATTTTGGAACGTCTATTGATGGTACTAACATGTCTTTTGATATCATAAGTTGTACCTTTCAGGATAAAGATTATGTTTATGAGTTACCTCCTAAACCTTTGAATCCTTTATCATTTTTATACCAAAATGACAATAGAGGAAGTGCTAGTCCTAACACAGGATTTTTCTTTCATTTTAAACAAGGTACACTAAATGTAAGCAGTTTTAGTGTTAATAATCCGTTACCAAATGAAATAATAGGCGTTAATACTCCTAATATAAATGATTCTGATGTATGGCTATGGCAACTAGATAGCGATGGCGGGTATTCAACATTATGGACAAAAATTGAAGCTGTTATTGGAAATAATGTAATTTATAATAGTGTTTTTAAAAATATAAAATCTATATATTCTGTAAGGTCTAGAGCCAATGATCAGATTGATTTAAATTTTGCTGACGGTGTTTTTGGTAATCTACCAAAAGGTCAATTTAAATTATTTTATAGACAAAGTAATGGTCTAAGCTACTCTATTACACCTGATCAATTGAGCGGAATAATAATAAATGTTCCATATATTAATAAAAGTAACCAACCTAATACATTACAACTTACCTTAAGTTTGCAGTACGTTGTTAGTAATGCTAGGGAATCAGAAAGCATTGCAGATATACAATTAAAGGCTCCTCAAAATTATTATCTACAAAATAGGATGATTACTGGGGAAGATTATAATATTGGACCTATAAATGCAGGGTCTGATATTTTAAAAGCAAAAAGTATTAACAGAACCAGTAGTGGCATAAGTAGAAATTTTGATTTGAGCGATGTATCTGGTTACTATGGCAAAACAAATGTTTTTGGCTCTGATGGAATTTTGTTTAAAGAAGAAAATGAAGAAACAATAAATTTTTCATTTTCAAATAGATTGCAGGTGTTAAATTCAGTAAAAACTTCTATAGCAAAAATTGTAGCAAGCACAGAAATGAAATCGTTTTACTATGAAAAATTTAGTAGAATTTCGATTAGTTCTTACAGATTATTTTACAAAGCAGTAAATAGATATAGTAGTGAAAGTAGAGGATATTTTTATAACGAAACAGGAAATTATGTTGTAGGATATGATTTAACAGATAACGATCTTAGATATATATCTGTAGGTAGCCTTGTTAAATTTGTTGCACCTGAAGGTAAATATTTTGATAAGGATAATAATATACAAATAATTCCTATTCAGGATACTCTTGGATTTGAATTAATAAAATTTGTTGAAGCTGCTAAAGGAACTTATAGTTTTCAAGACTATTATGTTAAAACTTTAGAATTATTACCTCTTTACACCAGCAATTTGCCTTTTGTAATTGCTAATGAAATACGTTATGGTCTTTATAGAGATCCTGATTATGCAGGATTAAAGTTTTGGGTAGATGCAGCTTTAAATGCTAATGCAGTTATAGATGATATTAATGCAAGAACATTTTTTTTCAATGCGATTGCTCAAGATAATTTAGATTACTATAGATCTAAAACAAAGGAAAAAAATTTTTTAACTGTCAATCAAGTTATAACAGGGTTCACAGGAGCTGAAATATTTTATGAATTACCTCTTGGAGGTAAATTTTATATTTGGACAAGTGTGATTAAAATTAACGGAAACGGAGCAACTTTATTAGATGATAATACAGGTCCAATAATTTTTGATGTTAATATACCGGATGGAGCTATACCTGCTGAGATAGTGCCTTCTTACAATTCTGTATTACCATTTGATTTAGAAAATGAAATCAGTGTTCAATGTAACTTATTTAAAAATTTTGGATTAACAATTAACAATGAAACACGTTTGTGGGATATTATCACTAATTCAAATATCGATTTACTAGGCAATTTCAATTTAAATTTTCAAGAAAATGTAAATGATCAAAATTTAGATGCCAGTTGGTTAATAGGGTTTGTTTGGACAGGAACTGGATACACTGTAAGATATAGAATATTAAACTTTATTTTTGAAAGCGAAAAAGAAACCAGCTTTTTCTTAGAGCCTTCTCAAAAAAATTATGACTATTCAACTAATAAAGTTATTAAAGATAGAATTGATATTCTAGCTTCCAATTTGTCACCTAAGGCAACAAATGTTTCTGCAATACCATTAGCATTTGACAGAAAGTGGCAAATAGACGGATCTATAATCGAGTCAGATGGATATACTTATCCAAACAGAGTAAAAATAAACATTTATACAGATAATCAAAATACAAATTTTGATCCTGATTCCTTTACAGACATCGTAGGAAAAAATTTTGTATTTTTTAAGAGATTCAAAGACACCACAGAATATAGGATAACATCAGATAGTATTACAATACTAGACAAATTAACTTCTATACAAGAATCTCAAAAAATTGAACAAAAGTTATTTTATATCGTTGAATTAGGGATTGTTTCAAGATGGTCGTTGCCATTGTCAAAGTTAGTGTTTACCGATGAATATTATGCTAGACAAGGAAGAAGTAATTTAAAATTTCATTATGTTCACAATAGTGGCACACAATATCGTGTTGATCCTAGTAAAACAAATATAATTGACATTTATATTTTAAATAGTAATTATCATATTGAATATTTGAATTATCTAAAAGATATATCATTAGTTGAACCTAAGGTACCATCAATTGCTATCCTTGAACAGAACTATAAAGAATATTTAGATAATATAAAATCAATAAGTGATGAATTAATTTTTCATCCAGTAAAATATAAAATTCTATTTGGAAATAAAGCAGATTTAAAATTGCAGGCAATTTTTAAAGCGGTTAGAAATTCAAGTAGAGTTACAAATGATAATAACCTAAAATCTAGAATACTTTTGGCTATTGATCAATATTTTTCAATAGAGAATTGGGAATTTGGTCAAACTTTTTACTTTTCTGCATTATCTACATATGTAATGAATGAATTAAATGAAGATATTGTTAATTTCATAATTGTTCCTATCTTAAATTTAGGATTTGGAAGTCTATATGAAATTAAATCACTGCCTGACGAAATTTTTATAAATGGGACAACTATAGAGAATATAGAGATAATAAGCGGAGTAACTTCTTCTCAACTAAAATCAAATCAACTTGTAATAACATCTACTTATGGCGGACTGTCATCCTTATCACAAAGAACCAAGACAACATCAGGTACACCTACATTAGGAGGATCTAGTCCATCCAGCCCGTATTATTCACCTACGCTAACACCTATGGCAACGCCAAGCCCAAGCCCAAGCCCAAGCCCAAGCCCAAGCCCAAGCCCAAGCCCAAGCCCAGGCCCAAGCCCAAGCCCAAGCCCAGGCCCAAGCCCAAGCCCAGGCCCAAGCCCAAGCCCAGGCCCAAGCCCAAGCCCTTATTATTAATCATGATAGAAAAAAAATCAATTAATTTTTTACCAGAATATTTTAAATCTGCTAAAAATGATAAATTTTTATCTAATACATTAGATCAATTCTTAAGCAATCCTGAGTTAGAAAGAATTGATGGATATGTTGGTAGTAAGCTAATTCCTAATTATAATCCAGTAGATGATACATATATTTCTGAATCGATTCCTATAAGGAAAGTAAATCAATTATCGCCTGCAGGAGTTTTTAGAAACGAAAAAGGTGAAATTGAACATGTTGTAAGTTTTAATGATTTAATCGGAACATTGATCGCAGAAGAAGCCTATACAAATGACGAAGAATCATTACCAAATATAGATAGATTATTTGATACTAATAGCTATACTTTTAACCCTAAAATTGTATGGGATATGTTAGTAAATTACGATCAATACTATTGGTTACCAGATGGTCCAGATCCTATAGTTGTGAATACTTTTACAAATATTTACAATTTAATTGTTGGTATGCCAAGTTACACTATGCCAAATGGTTATGCATTTAGTAATGGAATGAAAGTGACTTTTCCTATAGAATTATCTTCTGGTTCAAATATTATTTTTTCTAACACAGAATATATTGTAGAAGGTGTAGGAATTGGAATTATTCTTGTGCCTTTTTTGTCGTTAGTTCCAAATCAAAATTTGTGTACTATTTTTAATGAAATGTTTGATAATACTGATTTTGATACAATTTCTTTTGATTCAGATAAACCGTTACCATTGATTCACGATTATATAACTATAAACAGGGCAAGTAGAGATTTAAATCCTTGGTCAAGATATAATCGTTGGTTTCATTCAGAAATAATTAGACTAACTTCGGTAATCAATAAAACAGAATTAAAATATGATTTTAAAAATAGAGCTAAACGTCCTATAATTGAATTTAACGCAGATATTAAATTATTTAATTTTGGTGAGAATGGAATTAATAATATTGATTTGTTAGATAATTCAACTGAATATCCTTTTGTAAATATCCAAGGATCAATAGGTTATTATATAGACGGTGTATTAGTTAGTGCAGGGATACGAGTAATATTTAATAATTCTTATGATAAATTTATTAGAAATCGTGTTTATAAGGTTAATATAAACTCAGGGACTAATCAAATAAGTCTGGTAGAAGATGTTTCATCAAGAGCAAAAAATTCCGATTCTATTTCAGTAAATGAGGGCATTTTTTACGGAGGTAAAAGTCTTTATTACGATGCGGAATTTCAAATTTGGAAATTATCTCAACAACACTTTAAACATAATCAACCTCCTTTATTTGATATATTTGATGATAACGGAAAAAGTTACAGCGAACAAGATAATAAAAATAATTTTAATGGAACTAAAATATTTGGTTATGCATTAGGAGATGGCATAGTTGATGAAATATTAGGATTCAGTATTAAGCAAAATGGCAATTTTATAGGTATTGGAAGTTATCAATTTACTAATTATTTTGATATAGAAACATTTACATCTATAGAAAATCAGCAGACGAAAATTAAAAAAGTTAGTTCAGGTTATTTAAAAAGAGCTAATAGATTGGAAAATGTTTGGAATAATACTAAATTTTATACATCCTTTGTACCTATTACTCAAGAAATTTTTGTTACTGAAAATACAACAACGTTAGAAATGACACTATTGTATCCTTTTGAGCCTACTTTTGCAACGCCTTTCCATAGTGCGGTTGTCAACGGAGTCACCGTAAACACAAAAAATCAAATAATTGATAACAAATTAATTTTTACATTTGCTAATACCGTTACACGAGGATCATATGTAGGACTAAAATATAGAGGATTTCCTGCATCAATCAAATTTCCATTCAATCCAAATTTATATTATTCTATGCCAGTTGGGTTAGCATCTAATCCATTAAATGATATCGTTTCTAATCTTACTCTTGCTCAACTTACAGATAATGTAAGTTCTATGTTAGAAATGCAAAGATTTGACAAGTTTGTTGGGCAGTTTCCAGGCAGCAGTAATTTAAGAGATTTACCAAACATTGAAATAGAACCATCAAAAATATTGCAACACGAACATCCTATAGCTTTCGCATTGATATTTTTAGGAAATGCAAAACACAATGTTATAGATGCAATTCGCTTCGTTTCAAATGAATATACACAATTTAAACAAAAATTTTTAAATTCAATTGCTAAATTATCTTATCAAAATAATGTTGTTGAATTAGTTGATGAAGTACTTGATGAAATAAATCAAAACTTTAAGCCTTCAGATTTATTTTACAGGTCAGATATGATTGCTTTTGGAAAAAATAAGAAAGTAAGAAAAATTTCAGTGACAAGCTTATCTAATGTGCAATTTCCCTTAGGAATGGCTTTTAATTTAAATTATCTAAGTTATACATCAGTTCTAGTATATAGGAATAAAGTTCAACAGTTACATCATTGCAATTATGAATTTGATACAGACAATGATAGTGTTAAATTTATTACACCTTTGGTTGTAGGTGATATAATAGAATTACATGTTTATCAAAATACTCTAGGTTGTTATATTCCATCTACTCCTAGTAAATTAGGAATCTATCCTAAGTATGAACCTAAAATATTTTTAGATGACAGGTATGCAGGATCTCCTGTAAAAATGATTCAAGGTCACGATGGTAGTTTAACGAAAGCATTTTACGACTTTAGAGATGATGCATTACTTGAATTAGAAAAACGTATTTACAATAATATAAAGGTATTTTATAATTATATAAATGCTGTAGAAAGCGGTGTAAACAACGGAAAAGTTTCTATAAACTCTTTAAAAAGAAGAATTATACCGGGTTCTCAGTATAGATATACTCATGAACAACTTTTAGCGAGAGAATTTTATAAATGGCTTTATAAAAATAATTTAAGTTTAAAGAATACGTCTTATAATGATTTGGATTGGAAAACATACAATTTTAAAAATAGTCAACTTATAAATAATCCTCCTGATTTTCAACCTTTTAACCCATCGGGAACATGGAGATTTTTTTATGCTCATTATTTTAATACAGATCGTCCAAATACTCATCCTTGGGAAATTTTAGGATTTTCAGTTAAACCAAATTGGTGGGAAAAATATTATGGTGCACCACCATATACATCTTTGAATGTAACACTTTGGGATGATATTTCTGTTGGAAGAATAAGAGAAGGAGAATATGAAGGAAGTTATAGGTTTTTTAGAATTTCTAATATTACATCCTACTGCCCTGTAGATGAATTTGGTAATCTAAGAAATCCGCAAGAATTTGGAATACTAGGAGAAAACACTTTAAACGATAAAAAATCAGATTGGGAATTTGGCGATTATAGTCCTGTTGAAGTAACCTGGAGAAATTCGTCTGAGTTTCCATTCGCTAATACTATAGCAGTTATTTTGTTATCTCCTGCTAAAATGATCGGACCGTATTTTGATACAAGTAGAATTCGTAGAAACATAGTACAACAATTAATTTATACTGAAGATAATTTATATTTAGATCCTAGAAAGATGCTTATTGAAGGTTATAATACAGAACAAACAGCAGGTCTTATAAATTTTATAACAGAATACGGTAAGAATAAAAATCCAAATTATTTAAAAATTTTACATGATGACCTAAAATATTTTGACATGAATTTATTTTATCCTCTTGGAGGATTTACCAGTAAGGATAAGTTAAAAATTAAAATAAATGCAGTGGATCCAGATTCAACAAGTCCTGGTTTATTTCTTCCTCCTGAAGATTATAATCTAATTTTATATACAGGTGCTCCCATTAGATTGGCAAGAATAAGTGGTATTATTATTGAAATAACGGGTAATAAATTCATATTAAAAGGTTATGATAGATCTTATCCTTGGTTTACTATATATAAGCCTATTATTACTAATAGCAGTCCTAATTTAACTATAGGTGGAAAGGAAGAAACTTATGTTACTTGGCAACCCTACTATGGTGATGCTAACAACGGGTTAAATTCTATAGATATTACAAATACTAGTGCAAAATTCTATAGGCAAGGACAGATTGTTTATCATAATCAATTTTATTACAGAGTTTCAATAAGTCATTCTGCAACAAGGACATTTGATGATAGTTACTTTATTCGTTTACCATCTTTGCCTACTTTTGGTGGAGTTAAAGTTTTAATTCCTACTTCATATGAAAGACAAGTTACACGGATAAATTATGGCAATGAGTATTCGGATATTCAAGAAGTCTTTAATATAATTCTAGGATATGGGAATTGGTTAGAAGAACAAGGTTTTGTTTTTGACGAATATAATCAAGAATTAAATGAAACTTTAGATTGGTTATATTCTGGTAAAGAATTCCTATTTTGGACCACACACAAATGGGCAGAAGGAAATGTCATTACTATTTCTCCATTTGCTGACAAATTGAAATTTTCTTATCCTTATGGTATAGTTAAAGAAATAAACGTTTATGACAAATACTTTTTACTAAAAGCAGATGGACAAAATTTACCAATTGAAAATATTGATATTATAAGAACAAAAGAGGTTACTATTCTTTCAACAAAAAACACTGAAGATGGATTGTTTTTTGCTGTCTTAGAAATTATTCAAAAAGAGCATGGTATAGTTTTAAACAACACAACAATATTTAATGATACAATCTTTGAACCTGCTTCAGGATATAAACAGGAAAGAATTAAATTAATTGGTTTCAGAACGAAATTCTGGAATGGAGACATTGTTAGTCCTGGATTTGTTTTTGATAATGTTAAAGTAGTTGATTGGGAACCTTTTAGACGATATTATCCAAGTCAGGTTGTTCAATTTAGGGGAAAGTATTATTCTGCAAACTTATTGATTGTAAACGAAAAAAATTTTGATTTTGCAAAATATACACAACTAGATAATAAGCCTCAAAAAAAATTAATTACTAATTTTGAATATAGAATTAATCAATTTGATGATTTTTATAGTTTAGATATTGATAATTTTGATATAGAACAGCAACAATTAGCTAAGCATCTTGTTGGATTTAGTTCTAGAAATTATTTAGATAAATTAATACCTGATGAAACAGCTCAATATAAATTCTTTCAAGGATTTATAAAAGAGAAAGGAATTAAAAAATCTATAGACAAAATAGTAAAATACAACAAAAGTATATTAACAGGTATTGAATTAAAGGAAGAATGGGCGTTTAGAATAGGAACATTTGGTATAGGCAAAACATTTAAAGAATTAGAATTTGTATTGGAAGAAGCTATTGAAATAGAAAATCCATTTATTGTAACGTTGTCAAGTACCAATACAACAAGCAGTGTTATTCATTACATTACAAAAAATGAAATTCTTATAGAACCAGAAGAATTTGTTATTGATAAAGCATTTACAACAATAGATGGAACTTATGATACAAATAATTTAAAATTATTGCATGCAGGATATGTTCGTATAGATGATGTAACTGCAACAGCCTATAATAAAAATAGTTTATTAGACATAGCCAATAATTCACTAATACAGGAAGGAAATACAGTTTGGCTTGGGTTTAAAGAAAATGGAGATTGGGATGTCTATAGATATTCTAAAAAAATATGTAAAATTAAAGGTGTATTTGTCAGCGGTCCGGGACAGGAAATAACTTTTGTAACAGATATAAGTCATAATTTACAAATTGGTGATATAATATCTGTAACAAGGTTTAGCACTCAAGTTGATGGAGTTTATATTGTAAAATCTATACCTAAGAATACTCATTTTATTGTTAGCTCTACACTAGTTGGTATAGTAAACGAAGTTTTACAATATTATGGAAGTATATTTGTTTTTCAGTCAGTAAGATTTACCAATGCAGATGCACTAGCAGAAAATAGAGAATTAATTTTTTATGATGAAGGAACCAAGATTTGGATAGATAACGATATTGATAAAAAATGGATGGTTCTTAATAAAACGAATAATTATTATTCTCCTAAAGAATATACCTTTGGCAATATACCAGTATATCAAAGTTTAGGTTCTGCTATGTATATTAGTAAACACACAAAAACTGTACTAATTTCAAGTCCAAATTATTTCCCTCAGAGGTTTTTTAATGTTCAATACGGTAATGTCAAGGTCGGAACAATAGATGTAAATGAAGATTTAAAATTCTATTTTGATTATAGTTTAAATTTAAATAGCGGATTAGATTACGTTTATTGTCAGCCTAATGTTCCAACAGAATTTGGGCATTCACTGGCCTATGATATAGGTAAGGATCTTTTTATTGCAGGAGCACCTAGAGCAACTAAGGTACGAGCATCTAATACTGCAACAGTTTTAGCTCCGCTTGCAAATAATACTTTTACAGCTAGAACTTATATTAATGAAGGATTAGTAAAGGTAAGTACTAGAAATGTTAGTAATACAAAAGAAAATACTAAATTTGTTCTTGCACAGGTATTTGGCCCTAACCTAGATAATACTAGATTTGGACAAAGTGTATATGTTAATCAAGTCGCAAAGACAACTGCCACTACTCTACTTGTAGGTGCTCCTACTGGAATAGGATCTGGAACCGTTTTTGCCTATAAAATAAATCCAGATTTGTCTATTACTGCATTTAATACAAGTGCTATTCAGTCAATAAATTTAATAACTCAACCAGTAAGTAGTTCTAGTATCGTATATGTTAGGATAGCCGGTCCTAATCAGGTTGGGGGGTCTAGTGCTACTGCTGTAGCTGTCAAAGTTGGTTTAACAGTTACTAATATTATTGTTACCAATAGAGGATCTGGATATTCTTATCCTCCTATAATTTCTTTTACTGCTACAAGTTTTGTTACAATAGGAGTAGCTACGGCAACTATAGGATTTGTAAAGTTAGTAGGCACTTCGTCAATCACGTTGAATCAGCAGGCAGAATTTGGCGCAAAAATTGCAGGAGATTTTGCAGGATTAAATTTGGCTGTAGGGGCAAAAAAACAAAACTTTGATAATGGTTATCTAGGGGTAATACAAATATTTGATCAAAATCTTTATTGGAAACAGACATTATATTCACCATTTAAAAAGAATGAAAATTTTGGACATGATATAGAAGTATCATCTTCTGGAAAATTTTTAATTGCTAGTTCTATAAATGCTTCTACTGATTATAATACATATGGAAGAATAGCTGTATACAAAAAGAATGAATCAGATGCTTATGAATTGAGTCAATTTATAGATAATCCTTTAGAGAACACTGATTTAATTTTCGGGCAAGATATTTCTATTAACGAGTCAGAAGATATATTAGCAGTTAGTTCTTTAGGAACAAATAGGTCGTTATCTGTTAGGTTTTTTCAAAATATCAAGCAATTTAGAGGAGAAACTATATTTGATAATAATGAAACTACTTTTATTACCAAAGTTGAAGATGCAGGAGCAGTATACACATTTAACAGATTTGGTGATAAATTTATTCAAGCACAAGAATTATTAGCTAAGAGTATGGTGATAGGAAGTCAATACGGGAAAGCCATTGCGGTTTCTGATAAAAATATTTTAGTGGGTGCTCCATTTAATAATTCAATTTTTACTTCTATAGATAAGTCTAGATTTTTTCAATTCAAAAGAATAGATAATAAGTCTTTATCTTGGAAAAAGTTTAGGTATCAAGATAATTTAGTTGATACTGATAATTTTCAAAAGTTGTCTTTAATAAACAAAGAAAATTTAGAAGTGGTTGAATACCTAGATATAGTTGATCCGTTGAAGGGAAAAATTATAGGTTTAGCAGAACAAGAATTAAGATATAAAGCTATTGTAGATCCTGCAATTTACAGCATAGGTATTGACGGATTATCAGTTGATACAAACAAAAATTGGTTAGATGATCAGGTTGGATTTTTATGGTGGGATCTAAGCACAACAAAATTTGTTTGGTATGAACAAGGGGATGAAATTTTTAGAAAAAACAATTGGGGTAAATTATTTCCAGGCGCTAGTATAGATGTATATGAATGGGTAAAGAGTTCTTATTTGCCAAACGAATGGGCAAGCCTTGCAGATACAAATCAAGGTTTAACAAGGGGAATCAGCGGTCAACCTAAATTTCCTGATAATAGTGTTATAAGTGTCAAACAGGTCTTTAATTCAGTTACAGGAGTATTTGAAAATGTTTATTATTATTGGGTAAAAAATAAATCCGTACTACCTAATATTCGTACTAGGAAAATTTCAGCTGCTCAGGTCGCTCAATTAATTTCTGATCCTATTGGAAATGACACAAAATTTGCGCAAATTTTATCAAAAAATTCTATAGCTTTGGCGAATATTCAAGGGTTATTATCTGGTTCAGATATAGGATTAAATGTTCAGTTTGATTCTAACCCTAATGATCTTAATCATACAGAATGGATATTATTATCCGAAAATGATTCTACATCTATGCCTACAGAACTTTTGAATAAAAAGTTAATTGATAGTTTATTAGGTAGAGATGAAATAGGAAATAAAGTTCCTGATAGGACGTTAAATGCAAGAAATAGATATGGATTATCTATTAGACCCAGACAAACTATATTTAGAAATAGATTTGAAGCGCTTAGGAATTTATTTGATTATGTTAATAATCTTTTGGCAGGTATTCCTATAACAGGTAATTATAATTTTGAAAATCTTATAAAATTAGATCCTATACCTGTGGAATCATCTGGAGAATATGATTTCATTGTAGACGACCTTGATCAATTGCAAGAAGTTGAATTTACTGAATTTATTGCAGCTACTGCAACCTGTGTGATTAATAATGGTAAAATTGTATCTGTGGCCGTCACCAATAGAGGAAAAGGATATAAATTTCCTCCCAAAATAGAGATAATTGCTAACAAAGAGCATACTGCAATAATAAAAAGCGTGATAAATGATAAAGGTCAAATTATAGGCACCATTATTGAAAATTCAGGAAATAATTTTGAATCAAATCCTAAAATTTTTATTAGACCTCATGCTGCAATTGTTACCAGTGATATTAATTCAAATCAAAGATGGGCTCTATACTATTTTAATTATAATTTTAATATTTGGAATAAGCAAAAAACGCAATTATATAATACGCCTATGTATTGGGATTATAAAGATTATAAATCTTCTTTATTTCAAGAATTAAAATCTGTAAATTATATTGTTAACAACGTGTTTGAATTGAATTCGTTATCTAATTTGTTAGTTGGGGATTATATAAAAGTTACAAATGTAGGTGATGGTAGATTAGTTATTTTAGAATATATAGGACCAGTAGGCGGGAATTTTGATTTAAATTATAACCTAGTTTTCGCAGAACGTGGAACTTTACAATTCAAATCTGCATTATATGATATTAATCAGGGAAGGTATGCTTATGATTCTTTAACATTAGATGAAACTTTATTTGATCAATTGCCTGATTTTGAACTTAAAAATATTTTAAATGCTTTAAAGAATGATATTTTTACCGATGAATTAAAAATTTATTGGAATAAATTTTTCTTCCAAGCAGTTAAATATGCCTTTACGGAGCAAAAACACATTGATTGGGCATTCAAAACTAGTTTTGTAAATGTTAAGGCAAGTATTGCAGAATTAGATCAATATTCTGCTTTTAGAGTTGATAGTAGTCAGTATATAGAAGAATATATAAAAGAAATAAAACCCTATCACACAAAGATACGTAATTTTCTAAGCGGTTATGAAAAATTAGATCTAGCAGAATTAAATGTGACAGATTTTGATTTACCTGCATATTATAATTATAACAATCAAAGATTTGAATCTGTAGAAATTCCTACTGCTATCAATGGGCTTAATTTAACTACAGAAACAAGCATTTTACTGAATAAATTTCCATATACCTATTGGTTTTCTAATTATAGATATTATGTCAAGGAAGTTGTAATTAGTGATGGTGGCGCAGGTTATAATCAAAGGCCAAATGTAGTCTTCAGCTATGAAAATTCTGCTGAAACACGTAGTCCTGCTGCTCAGGCCTACATAAGAAATGGACAAGTTTTCAAAATTGTAGTTACCGACCCTGGTGCGAATATAATTGGAAATTTTGGGAATAATGAGTCGATTCATGTAGATTTAGTAGGTGGTGGTAGTGTAAGTAAACTTGCAAAAGCATCTGTTATTCTAGCAAATGATACAACTAGAAAAAATGTAATTGCAATAAAATTTGACAGGTATAGTAAAAATAGTGAATTAGGTAATAAAATTGTAACTTATACTACCATTACTGACGGTTATTCTACATCCTTCGAGCTTCCATTTTTAGCAAATAATGATAAAACTACCATAATTCCAACCCTTAATAAAAAATTGATATATCAAACTTCTTATGATATATTAAATTTTGCAGATAATACTAAAATTAATAAAAACAAAAGTAGTTTTGTATTTAAAAATATAATTCCTCAAAAAAATAGTGAATTGAAAATAATATTTGAAAAAAATATAAATTTGTTCAATGCCATTGATAGAATAGAAAATTATTATGTGCCTAATGGAAATATGCCTGGTAAAAATTTAAAACTTCTTATGTACGGCATGGAATATCCTGGAAACTTAATTCAAACACTGGGATTTGCTTATTCTACCCCTTTACTAGATTCAACTGCTACGAACTTAAACATATTCGATAATGGTGAAGGATTTAATAATTTTGTTGATTATTATTCTAAAAATAAGCTTATTCATGGTATAGATAGAAATAGTACATCTTTAGTCATGTCCAGTGTCTTAGGAATAGTTCCAGGACAAACGTTAAATTATTTGCATGTAAGCAATTTAACATCTGGTCCTGTATTTCGAACAGATACAATAGTTCAGTCTGTGATTACAGCACAAAACAGAGTTATATTAAGTTCTCCTAATTATACTATTAGATCTGCTGTTAGCACCAGTACTGCTGTTGGGTCGCAAATAAGAATAGAAACAAAATCTCCTTTTTTTGGAACTTTAAGAATTGGAGATGTATTAGAAATTTCAGGTATTGAAACATCACAATTTAATCAAATTAATACAATTACTAATATTGAATCTAATAGCTCATTTTTTATTTTATCAAATCAAATATTACCGTTTACAATATCAACATGTACCAACACTAGCTCTTTTAGAGTATATAGTATATTACAACCTATTAGTGTTAATAACAATGTCCTGGATAGTTTTGATTTTAATGTTGGAGAATGCATTATCCCAGATTTAAAAATATACACTTCAGCAACAATAATAACTGAAAGTTATACTGCCACTTTTATAGTAACTGGTGATAATGTTAATTTTGGATTGGGAAGAACATTTGGTTATGCGATAATTCCCTTAGATCCAGTTAACGCAGTTATTCCTCAAGAATTTGAATCTGGGTTAAATATTCAAATATCTAATTCGGTGACAAGCTTGCCTCTAAGCTTTAACATAACTACACTTGATAATGTTAATCTTAGCGTGGGTACGTATAAACCATTTAGAGTAAATCTTTACTCCTATATAACCAGTGCTACTGTAAATATTAATCCTGTAGCCAGTGTTGATTTATATTTAACCAGTTTACCTATTACTAATCCAGGATATCAAGCTGCTACATATAAAATGGATCTTAAAGATTATCTAGGCAACAAGATGACTCAAGTATCAGAAGGAGACATAGTTTATGCTGTAGTAACTGCTACTACAGCAAGTAATGTTGTATTTGGGGCATATGGTAGAGTTTTTAGGTTAGCGGTTACAGGTACTAATATAACACAAAACGATATAATTTACAGTCAGATTTCGCCTGACATAATTGTTGAAAAACCAGATGATTTTCCAATTACCTTTCGTGTTCAAATGTTTGAAGATTATACCACTGAAGGTTTAGAAGAGCTATTTTTAAATTTAGGAACATTTTTACTCTATACAGAAAATTCATTTGCATCTTATGTTGCCACAAAATCTATTTACATTTTAGATACAAGTATAACAGGAGAATTTACTTATCAATTATTTTCTACGGCCACTACAATTTATGAAGGCACAACCACAACAATTTTTCTTAAAACAATTAATTTGCCTGTAGGAACTCAAATACCTTGGACCTTAACAAGTGTTGTTGGTTCATTGAATTATAATGATATTTTAATAAATGATGCACCTACACTATCACTTACTGGAACATTTACACTTGTAGATGGTGCGCCTGATTATATTGGTTATCAAATAGGATATGTAAAATTAGGAGCTTTAGTAGATGTAAGTAGTGAAGGATACGAATCATTCGAAACATGGAGATTGAGTCTTATAAATCTTCCTTATTATATAGATATAAATGTTCGTGATTCTATTGTAGCAAATTATGGAAATAAAAATTTATGGTCGTATGCCTATGCTGCGAATAAAGCATTTACACGAGTGAAAATTACCACTACAGGAAACTTTGAATTTGATATTAGTCCTTTTGGTAGTACACCTAGTGTTAAACCTGTATCAGCAGCAGAAATATACTCATTAAATCCAGTTGGATTAGGAAATTTATTTGTCAGAGCAACTATTGAACCAACTGATTCGCTGTGGCAAGGTAATATAAAAATTACTGGGCCTGGAATAGCCACTGCAATTACTGCAACTGATGTATTAACAAATGGATTTAATCCTATTAAAGGAAGTTGGGTCACTATTTTAACCGCAGCATCTTATGTAAATGTCAACGGCGAAGCTGGCTGGTATGCTGAAGGATCTTTTAATACAGATACAAATTCAGTTGCTATAGGGGGATTCAATTTAATTATTGATATTTCAACAAGTTCAGAAGGCCCAATCGTAGTGAGCGGTTTATATAGATGTAGAGTAAGCTCAATAGGAACAATTATATGAAGTATATTGATTGGATAAGTTCCAGTAGATCAGTATTAATATTTACAGACAGTCCTCAGGCAGAGATAAGCAAGTATAGCATCTATGTAGATAATATATTAATAAGCGATACTAATCCTAATAATACAATAACAAATTGGTATCAGTTTTTAGCTGACACATATATACCTGGAAGAGCTATTATAAAAATTAATAATTTAAATACTGGTATATGTTATAATATTACAGGCACAATATTTACTGATCCTACAATTGAATTTTGGAAACCAGATTTTGAAGCTTCTGTCTTAGATAAGTCTATATCTGGTGGTAATTGGGAAGATGGCGAAATCAATAATGCAAGAGCCACTGCTCCAACAGACATAGTAATAGATGGTGACAGATTTATGTCGCCTTATTATGATTTTGCACCAGAAGAATTCGTTCCTGGACATACTACTGATAGTGTAGGTATAGAAGTTTATACAAAACAAGGCGAAACATTTGCTACTATTGTTTCAGGAGCTATTCCTATTGTTGCTAACACTATTACAAATTATCAAATCTCCATTTCTCAAGAAGTAGCTGCAGGATTTTTAGTAACTTATGCTAATAAAATTTTTACAAGGCATACATCTACAGATTTTACAAGTTCGACTCAATTTTTTATCAGAGGAAAAAATTTAATTTTACCGCCTCAACTGACTAGTGGATATGCAGACTATAACATGGTAAAGGCAGGCGGAACTGGATTAGTATATTCAAATTCTGTACATGTTTTTATTACTGCTACAAATAATTTTACTATATTAACCAGTCTAATGTCTTTAGACGATCTACAATATGTATATGTCTTAGATAATGGAAAAGAAATTAATCAAATTACAACTAGTTCTGAAAGTGGTTATATGATAGAAAGAGATTGGGATAAAACAAGTTCAACAGATACTATAAGTCAAAATTATAGAGCTGCTGTTCATTTTTTTAATCTACCTGTAGGCAATCATCAATTAGAAGCATGGTTTTTTGATACTTTAGATGTGAAATTCAATAGAATATTTGAAAATTTTTATACTATTGATAATACAGATACAATAACTCTAATTAGAACTCCAAACACATGGCAACCATTTAGCGATAAGGCTATAGTAGAAATTGGACTAGGATTACAATCAACTACTAGAAAGAGATTGAGACCGCCGCATGTCAGTAATTATATAATAGAAAACAATAAAAATTTCTTTGATTTGTTTGATATTCCTACTGATTTCCCTTCAGGATTTTTTAGCGCAAGTGATATATTTGTCTATGCAAACGGGCAATTATTAAGAAGTGGGTTTGATTATACCTTGGATCTTACTTCTAACAAAGTAATTACACCTTTTAAATTTTTTCCTAATGGCACTTACATTTCAATCACTTCAACAAAATATGATGCAAATTATAATGATTGGGATTACATTATTAGTAACAATATCTTAAAATTTAGGAATATTCAAGCAGCATCATCTGTTCGTGTATTATCGTTTACCGCACATGAAAAGTTTTTTATGGAAACAGAAAGATTTGTATGGAATGCGTCTAGAAGATTCAAATTTATTAGACCTATTTTAGATGATAGTTATGTTTGGGTATATGCAAATGGAATTCCACTTGTTCATCGATATGATTTTATCATATTAGATGATTTTAGAACAATTGAACTTGCCGAACGTTTTACCTTTGAAAATATTACCGAATTATTAGTTACAAGTTTTAAAAAACCAGATGCAGTAAATCATGTATATGGTTTTAGAATTTTTAATGATTTTTACAATAGAAGTTCATACAAAAGGTTATCTAGAGATCATACTACATTTTTGACCAATTTTTTAAATCAAGAAGATGATAAAATTGAAGTTTTTGAAGATTATAGGTTATCACCTGCCAACGCAAGTAAGAATATTCCATCTGTGGCACTAATTGATAGAGAAAGAATAGAATTTTTTGCAAGGGGCGGAGGGCAATTGTCTGACTTAAGACGAGGAACGTTAGGGACAGGAGTTCCTTATACCAGTGATCCTGGCACAAGAGTAGTTGATCAAGGTATACAACAAACTATTCCAAAAGCAGGTGATAGAATATATACCTACACTACTGTAACAACAAATACTTCAACATATATAATACCATTATTCACTTTTACAAACACTGGCTCTTATGGAATTACTTTAGATGCTAATGTTAATTTAGCAGATCAAATATCAGTATTGTATGGAGGGACGCCTCTTCATAAAGCCATAAGACAGGTTTACATTGATTCTACAAGTTCTGAATTAATCAATATAGGTCCTGATTTTTATGTGTCAACTTCTTCACTATCTACACAGATAATTGTGTTAAATATTGGGGATAGGCTTCAATCTGGGGTTAGATTAGATGTAATACATAGAAAGGGTAAAATCTGGACAGGTACGGAATCTCTAATAACAAGTAGAGTACAACAGGCAAGATTTATAAGAGGAAAAGAAGCAGATTTACCTGATACATTTTTTTACAGTGGAGATCCTAGATTGTTAGATTATAATTTTGAACCTATTACAACCGAATATGATAAGATATTAAGGACAGAATAAAATGCCACGCACTATAGATTTGCCATTTGTAGGAACACCCACAGTCTTAACAGAATTTATTGTCACTAAAAGATCATCAGATCAAGGAAGCCAAAATACAGGAAGAATAACTTGGAATAATACAGTAGAATGGATGGCATCTGCAATAGGACTTGATCAACCTGTAGATAAATCAGCAAGTGTATTTTTTGAAAATATTAGTATCTTAAACACTTCATCATTTTACGACGTGAATATTAAAGGAAAGTTGTGTTTTAATGATGAGCCTTTAGATTTGGATACTAAATTTAACGCAAGAATTTTTGTTGTAAATGATAGAATAGAAGAAGCTCAGCCAGTTAACTTAATTTTAAGAGCTTACAAAGATTCATTTTCTCCTGGAATCAAATTACACCAGCCTTATATAGAAGGACAATTTGCAAGAGGAACATATATATCTCCTAAATCTACAAAAAGAGACGATAGAATAATTTCTATTTTTGGAAGAGGATTCGATGGAGTAGATTTTTCTAATACAGCTACAGCTCAGTTAAATTTTTATGCAACAGAAGATCATGTTAGGCAGGGATCTATATCCTCTAATAGTGGGATAGGATTTAGTATAGATACATTACCTAATAGAACAAGGGTTGGAGCTAAATCAATTTTTAGTCATATACATCAGAATTGGAGTACAAGTGCCGAAAATATTACCATAAATGAAATTTTTATAGGTGATGGAAGTAAAGGGCAAAACATACAACTAGAACTGGGAGTTGGAAATGTTCAAATAGGACATGGGGCTACAAATGTAAACTTTGTAAATTCTCAAATAAAACTATTTGGGGTACCAAGGGAATCAACTGGTGCTACTATGGATAATATATCTTTGAATGATACTTCACGAATAACTTTTATTGCTGGAAGAAGAAGTGGCGTTCAAGGTAGAAGAAATGCTATTGTAAGGTTTGATACCATAGGAAGAATAGATTTTAGAGCACAGGGAGAGGCTAACCAAACAGGTTTAGGATTTAATTCTGGTCAAATTGCATATAAGGCCTTAGAAAGCTATACAACTAATACTCATGGAAGTAGTGTTTTAATAACTAGTGTTAATAGTGGAACTAACTTAGAAACTGACAGATTATTCCTAAGCAATACAAAGCACAATTATAACAGTGATCAACATTTTTTCTATACTTCGGGTGGCTCTAAATTATTATTTTCTATTACAACAAGCAGTGTGAACTTTTATACCAGCGCATCTTTTGTTGCAGGTGCACCTGACAGTCCTTTATTGGCAGGAAGAGCTACCTTTACAACAAGTACATCTTTGACTTCTAACACTACTGCTACATTGCAATTTGAAGCTTATAAATCTTATATGTTATCTAGAGTAACCTGTAATTATCCAGTATGGTTACGTGTCTATTCTGACTCTATTTCTAGAAGTAATGATTCAAATAGAATATTAAATACTTCTGCAACAAATGTTTCAGGTTTGCTTTATGAATTGTATACTACTACCGCTGCTACTAATAGACTAATTACACCTGGTATTTTAGGATTTAATTCAGATACCATCGCCACAGGCACAGTTTATCTATCAGTTACCAACAAAGACATTGAAACAAGAGTCATGGTCATAGGGTTCACAATGTTAAGGTTGGAGGCCTAAGATAAATATGAGTTAGGAAATATATCATGTTTAATAAAGATAATGGGTCATTATACATTGAAGGTCATATAAAAATATTTGATCCTCAAACCAGTCACGTATTTGTTAATAAACGAAATGCGATTCATTACGAAAATTTCAGTATTGGATTGGCTAGAGCCATGGCTCATCAGGATAGGGGATGGATTTCTGTTATGAAATTTGGAAATGGAGGAACACGTATAGATCCAACTGGAATCATTACTTATAGAACTCCTAATATTATTGGTGCTAATGCAAATTTATATAATGGAACTTATGAAAAAGTAATTGATGCCAATGATATTAATAATAATGATCCTGCTAGAAATTTTATGGAAGTAAGGCATAGAATAGGTACCTATTATAGCGACATTTTAGTTAGTTGTTTATTAGATTTTGGAGAGCCTACAGGACAATTCGCATTTGATAATCAAACCGATAATGAAGGATCGTATGTTTTTGATGAGCTTGGTTTGACTAGCAGTAATAATAATAACCCAATCGAAAATTCTCTCATAACGCATGTGATTTTTCATCCAGTTCAAAAATCACTTAATAGAATGATTCAGGTAGATTATACCGTTAGAATCCAAAGCTTAAGTAGCGGTGTATAAAA